GCAACATCGGTTTCATTAAGAGAAGTCAGCGCAGGATAACCTACTCCAGATATCGATAATCCAGAACCAACTAGGGACCAGGTTGAACCGTTAAAACGATAACAACGTAATTCATCTAAATAACTATCGATGAACGCAACATCGGTTTCATTAAGCGCTGCTAATTCGGGATACCCCGTATTTGGTATCGATAATCCAGAGCCTATCAATATGGGGGGTGGCCAAAACTCAAATATTACTTGAACTTCAAATTCGGTTCCAGCAGCTATCAGGCTGTTGATTTTATCCATTAAAATAGACATCTGATCATCAGGTGTGTTTTCGACATAGAGAATGAAAAAGAATATCATGCCCCGCACATTCCGTGATACCGCGGGCAATACCCATGTACCGACATATGCTGCCGGAGCAGTGAGTTGAAACGTTTCATAACAATCAGCATAAGACACGTCAGCATAGGCCATGTCGTTATCATTCATTGCAATGTAAGGCTCAGCGGTAGAATAGGGCCGGGCATTATAGATAATGGCCGCTGGGCTTATTTTCGGCCCCAACACGATATCTATCACCCGTTCTTTGTACTGCGCGTTAGTCTCGCCAGAGGCCCGCATAAAATTCAGAAAATCATCAATCATTAATGTGAGAAAAACGCCCTCACACTGGTCGAAACGCAATTGTTTGATCAGAGACATAGTAAGCCGGCGATTCCACTCCAGGGAATTGCCAATAGCCCCGATATTCATATCGCTGGGTGCAGTTGGGATAGATGCCGGGATCCCTGTCTCATCAGCTATCAAAGCGCGGTAGACGGGATCCTCGGTGTCATAAAGGGCCTTGAGATATTTGTTAATAATCGGTGCAAGCGTATTCAATGCATTATCCTCATGGTACAGATGGATAGGTGACAACGGTAATAATTACTGATGCACCATAGACTGTCCCCGTACGGGCAACATTGGTTTCATTGATCGGTACATTAATGAGTGGTGTACTCATGGCTATATCATAGATCGCCGCATGAGCTTTCTTGGCAAGGGCGACCAACTCTGTCCAGACCACATCCTGTCCCAGCGTCCGGGTATTGATATACCGTTCTATCGCACTCTGGACCTTGGTAATAATTTCCGTCTCGTCCGATAAACTCCCAATCCGGTACACGGCCAAAGTTACAGGGACGGCATTGATTGTAGGTGCTATGATAACAAAAGTGATCCCTGCCGCGCCGCACCCTGGATATTGTGCAAGATCGTCAGGATCTCCGAAAAGCACCTTATTAACTTCTGCCAGGAGCGTAGACGATATAGTGCCCGTTCCATCGTCAACAACAACCGTATTGGTGCCTGCATATGGGTAATTACACCGCACCATGCAGCTTTTAACGCCCTGAATTTTTTCAACCCGCGCCTTGATACCCTCCGGTCGGGCCGACGAGAGGCCCCGGATATATGTCTGAAAACGTTGTTTTCGCTCAAGGTCGGTCTCCTGGTCGGTCCCATTGGCGAACGCGCTGTCATTGATCACGTATATCCCATCACCCGATTGTGAGGTCAGAGCTCCTTTGCCGTTTCGGGTATCAACTGCATGGGCATCAATATCTCCTGCTTTACCAGCAGTCGCACAAACCGCCGCAATCTGTCCGGAGCTTGCATTACCCGCTGCTATAGATCCGGTTGCAGTAGTAAGATAATTGAGGTCGTCGACAGTAATGGCCATGGAAGATGAAAGCGGTTTAACAGAGGCCGTGGCGAGCAATACATCGGTCCCGGCTGCTGCCAGATAGTTTAACTGGTCGACGACTTCTTTGCCCGCATATTGATAAAGCTGGTCTGGATCCGTGCTGCCCGCGCTCGAAGTAACGAGAGTGCAGGTGTAATTTGCCAGTCCATTGATATAAGCAACCAACGCGGATATGGTCGTATAAGTAGAAAATAGAGCTGTGATGTTATCCCCTGACGCGCCGGCGCACACTGTTGAAAGGCCGGAACTGGTTATAGTCAAGAGACATGATGTACCGGCCCCAGTATAGTTAATGGTAAATATCGGTACTCGATAAAACCGGTAAAATCCGGTTGAGTAGGTTGCGGCCTTTTTCTCAAAGTCAAAACCATCATATAATGCGGATGGGATGGCCTTCCGCAGCGCGGTTAAAAAATCCATGCCCGTGGTAGCGCATACCTCGGCCACCATCCGGATGATTCCCTCCGTCCGCCCGCCGTCATTAAGGTTGGTTAGCCCAACCTCTTTTGATAAAAGATAATTGCGGCTAAGCTCAAATAATTGATCTGCTGTATAGACTTTTAAAATTTCGCTCATAATTGCACCTTAATAGTTTCAGAATAACCGCCAATTAATTCAATGGTTAGTGTTACCCAAATAGAATCTCCGATAACCGAGAGTGTTTTTCGGTTCACATATGCCGTGGACACCCGCGGGTCAAGCATGGCCTGTTGTTCAAGGTCATTACAAAATTGCTCAATCCGCACAACATACGGAACGCCGGTAAATCCTGATAATGGCGTAAGCCCCCATTCCGGGTGGGGAATAAGTGCTCCCTTCTTGCCGTTCATCCGGTCTTTAATATTTTCAATGACACACTCAAGACCCTTCACAACCGCGAGGTCACCATGGCCATCAATCTGGAATTTTTTGTCTCGCAGCTTCAAGTCTGTGCCATATAAATATTGCTGGATAGAAGGAACTGACGTGGGATCATAGGTGGTTTCATATACGAGGTTGTCATCACCCCGCTGCAGGCCCTCCTCGGCTAACACCGGGATTTTGATTATGGTCCCCGCGCAGTCATTATCAATCAGATCGTTTTCGCTGATATCGTTTGCCGCTGCGATACGATGCCAAAGATTCGAGTCACCATAAAATAGCAAAGCAATTGATCTGAGTGTGTCGCCCTGGCATATCGAATGATACTTGTATGCATATCGGACGCTGGTAACGGGCTTCTCAAAGCCCTGATCAGCAAAATCATCCTCATTAATGACCGATACAGCAGAACCGGATGGAGTATATATCTCATCCTGGACCGGGGACTCAATCGAATCCGGATCAATCTTTTGCGCGGCGATAATCCCGCGGTTCAGAAGCCGGAGCTTGGCCAGCTCATTGTAATAAGCGATAGTATCCAAGTCTGCCACGTCTACCAGGCTCACGATGCCGGCATCGAAATCCTCCCGCATATCCGCCGGAACCGACGCAGTGAAAATTTCGGAAATCAAGTTTTCAATTGTATCTTGAAGGTCGTTTTGTATCATACCAGTGACAACTCTATATCATAATTATTTGGGTTCGCTGCCATATCCGACGCTTTACGTAGAGCGCGGTCTGTAGTCATAACACCTGTATATATCTGATTATTGGCCCATTCCAGGAACCCCCGGAGCCTGATCAATCGCTGATTAAGATAATATAGGGTATAATTTTCCGCCAGTGCCGTGGGGATCTGCGGATTATTTGCTCCCGTTGTTTGTGCTGCCGGTATCGGGGAGTTTTGCAGAGTAATTTTCGGCGTCTGCGCTGGCAGCGTTTCAGGTGATATGTTTTTCATCCATTCCACAATATCATTTACCATATTGGTTGACTTGAGCTTTTGATTAGGTGGCCGTAGCAGGCTAACGCCGATATCCCGCTGATAGGCTCTCATGGAAATGTCATACCTAATGGAAAACGGGTCTGTTTTATCCCGGTCGATTGATAGTTCGTCAACCTTCACGCGCCAATGTTCATCATAATCAAAATTATGATATATAACATCGATTTTATCAGCCAGTCCGCCGTACATTCTCACAAATCGGGTCAGGGCATCGACGTTGGCCAGGCCCACACCTGAAAACATCGGAGCATGGAGTTTTCCCCCTGGGGTCATGGTATAATCACGATATCGGGATATCATATAGCGGAGTTTGATAAATTCAGTATAACCGTCGATTTCCGCCCCGTCTGCCGAGGGGCCAGCATAAAAAAAGTGCGTAGACCCCGTAATACGAATAGGTTTAAAATCATTACCAAAATCAGTTATATACCCGCCGGTTAAGGTAGCAGTTAAATCCGCACGTTGCCCCTCGGTGACCTTCTCGCTCTCCGGGGGGAGCTGGAAGAATATTGTGGTTATCGTGCCACCCTTATGCTTGCGGAACTCAAAGGCCCAGATGTTTGTCGGCTCATAGGTGCCATACAGGGTGCGAACTATATCTTGTACGCTCATTTTGCTTCCACCGTAGTCTGCCCGGCATTAGTAATCTTATATTTACAACTGCAAGATTGTGGACCACCTGTACCCGTAAGAGTCCCGGAGCAGGTGCCCTCGTCGTCGAGCCGGAGCGGAGCCTTATTTTCCACTGTTTCCAGGGAGATGGCCTGAATGGATCCGCTGCCGCCCCCTGAAAGTACACCCTTGGTACATCCGGTCACGGTCCATGTGATCTGGTTTATCAGAATCCCCTTCCCGTTCGGCGCATGGTGTTTACTCACCGTCTGCGTATAGATGGGCGTGCCGGGTGTCGCTCCCGTCTGCGGCGTGATCGTCATGGTCCGATCGATGTTTGCTATCGCTTTTCCCATTATGGATTTATTACTAAGCTCCCATCATTAAAATCAATTTTGACCGGCGACTTAATATTGAGCTGGCCACTGGTGGTAAATTCAATAATCGTTGTTCCCACCGTATTCTGAATTTTAAGTGCCTGCCCCGCCTTAATAGTAAAATTGGCCGTGGCCTCCAGGCTGATGTCCGATACCGCAGTAACCTCTATTTTCGTTTTAGACTCGATCTTGAGATCGGTCTGGGTATATAATTCAACTGCCCCTGGCAGCGGGAGTTGGTCACGGAACGCGAGGTAACTCCCTGAATAATGACCCAACACCACGTCTCCGGGCTGGTGGCTCTTGTTGGTCATAGGCATCATATATGCCGATTTAATATCCCTGTCTGGTTTTGCCTGATAGGGATATTTCTGTATAATGCAGGGATTAAACATATCTCCATCAAGAAACGCTACAGCCACCTGCCAGCCAGGTGTCGGCCCTTCATACAGGCCATGGATGGCGGTTGCTGATCCGGATTTTCGTCCATCAGTCCCGCAGGCCATGTTCGGACCGGGCCATGCAACGTATTTGACGTGGCCACCCTTGGTCATAGCCAATTCAACCAGGGTATTGGCCATCATTGGCTCGGGATGAATCCCATAAACCTCGGCAATCTGAATTTCATAATTTCCTCGAACGTAGGAGTTATTCACATTGCGTTGTTTCGTGCGGAGCGCACTATCAGGACCGCTCTCAAATACTTTCCGTTTCCACTGACCCTCACGATTTTGCATTATAGGCTCCCATCAAATAATGCCGGCATAGGCGGTATAATTTCCCAATCAAACAATAGGCGCATCCCACCCTGCATGTCCATGGGAATGGGAACGCCCCGGATCAGACTAAACATGGATGTATCGGCATAGCCGAACTCATAGTTATGATTTACATTATCGATATAATACAGGCCAATATCCCTGGCACATTCTACGCGGCTCCCGGATAAGCTGGGAAGATACAGGAGATACATTCCGGGCCGGGCGTATGGCAGGCACCTGGTTTGAACCGATCCCTCGTTAAACTTAGATGCGTTCCTGAACCATACGTTTAACTGAGTCGCCAGTGATGGGACATTGATTGGAAGTCTGAATCTCTTATAAAGATCCTCTAAACTCTGACCGTCCATGCCGTCTGCTAAGAAGCTTGTCGCCGGGATCGTTGCCTCAAATTGCCGGCGTCCGAACGTCCTGACCCCGCCGGGGTAGAGCGGAACTTTTGGCCCTCCGGCAATAGACGGCGGTTGTCGTGAGCTTGAGCTCGCGGATCCAATGCGCCCACCGAGATTGGCAAAAAAATGAGTAAATTGCTGGGCATCGGATTGCCCCAGGTCTTTATCAAAAATATCATCATCAGTAATAATTACATAGTCACCGCCCAGAATTAGGTCCAGGGCACCCAGGCAATACAAATAGCTTGTCGCCAGCCACGGAGATACCCCGGTCCATAAGACTTCATAGGGAGTGGACCGAGCTACCAGATAGTTCATGCCCGCAAGCATGGGTGTTGGCAGACTTGTGCCAAAACGACCAGTAACAATGGTCCTACCGCCTGTTTCTGTGAATAATTCCATATACGGATCGGGAAGCAATCCTTTGAGAAATGCCCAAAAACTACCACCTTGGCAGTTTTGCATCATGGCAGAGTCAACCGTGAGCATTGAAACAATTGAGAAGGGCGATATCGCACCCAACGGTGATTCAGCAGATACAAAACGGCTGAACATCGGTGTCCCATCAGATAGCATCATATAGGGCGGAATGGATAAGGGAATATACATCTGGGAGAGCAAGAATGACCGCACATAGTTGGTCAACGCGGTCGCCAGGGGAATGGCTCCCATCTGCCCATTCATCTCGATAATTTTAGTCATCTGCTGCATTGTGCTGGCGGCTGCGCCTCCACCTGAAACATCATTGACATCATCCGCGGCCCCGGCAGTGACCGTATCGAACGATAGAATATTGCCATCATATATTGATCCCAACTCGTCAATCAGAGCGGTATACGTGACTCCCCCTCCCGGCGCAACATGGCGTCGGCAGTATCGAACGAACCCCGTGCATACACAGTAGCCATTCATCCAGAGTTGGGCAATGGCCATGGGTTTGAAAATGTCTCGCAGATCCGGGCCGAACTGGTCCCAACGAGATTTGAAAAATGATTTGCCTGCTACAGGGAGATTGATATTATCAAGCGCATCCCGATCACCGCTCATAGTCAGGGTAACGGATCCGGCGGGAGACGACCGGGATTTATTAAAACTGCATGAACGAATGATTGCGTTCACGTCAGTGCTTACAATCTCTATTGGGCAGAAGGGTATATTAAAGGCCGAGATCAATAGCTTGATCTTCGGAGCTTTCTTTTTGACTCGCTCCCGATCATTATATTCCAGGGTGGTTTCGATCCCGGCGTTATAGAGTATTTTGCGATCGTCGTTTAATTGCATATCATTATTTTAGTATATCAAAATTCATATCTGGGAAAACCGACTTGTTTTCTTTTATCCTGCCGCCGGCATAACCAGCGGCCCGGTTTAATGTCGGTATGACATTGTTCTGCAGCGTGTTTGCCAGATTCATCAGCGACTCATTCACCGTCAGAACTACTATACCCATATTCCGACCCATCTTACTTAATAATAAGGCCTCCTGGGCGAGTTGCTGGGCCTGAAAATCGCCAAGCTTACCCACATTGGTGCGATATCGACCAGCCATGTCTTGATTAGCCAGGACAGTCTCAGTCCTTCCAACTTTTGGGGCCGCCCCACCCGCAGCCAGATAGTTAAAATACTGCGCTATGCCGGTTGTACTACTGGTCCCATGATAGCCGCCGATCCCCTGTTTGCCATAACGCATCGATGTTAAATTTTCGAGCTTGTTGCCCTTGCCTTTGCCTCCGAAAGTATTCAGAACCCATTTTTCATAATTCTCCTGCAGCAACGGATCGTTATGCTCGGCCAACAACATTGCCAGGGTATTAAGATTGCCATAATCTAATTTGGCACCCGATATATCTGCGTCTGAAAGTCCTGCACTTTTCATGGCTGCATTAAACGCTGTTCGCCGCTTATCGTTTGTGGCCATTCCCATGTATTGTTTAACCGCGCTGCGCCCGGCCATCAGCATCCGCGTGTTGGCAATTCCCTCGACATTGCCCTCGCCCACGGCTTTTCCGCCAGCCATATAGCTTTTGTATTGCTCAAGCGCGCTCTGGGTCGTTGCCATCCCTTTGTTGGCACCAACCATATTAGATACGGAACGCCCCATTGTGATAGGAAGTTCGGAGGCATTAACACCGCGCCGGACCGCATCTTCCAGCTCGCTGGCAATGCCTCTCAAAAGAACCGGGAGGTCTGTTTGAATCCCCCGAGCTCCAGCCATGCCGGTGATGGCTGAAAATTTTCTACCAGCATTTCCCCCGAAACGATCCATAAGCCCAAGTTGCTGACCGATCTCACCAGTTCCTATGCCATATAGCCGGCCATAATGCAATGCCGATCCAAAGCGGCCGCCAGCACCGTATCGCCCGGCGGACATCCGCCAGGATTTTGACAGTTCCCCGGTCTGCGCCGCATTATAGTAGCCTGCAAGATTCTTGGACTGTAAACCGCCGATCCCGGCGGTTCCCAATTGTTCGGATATTTTGGCCAGGTAGGCGTGGCCTATTTTCATGACCTGTGACATGACAAAGCCGCCTGCGGCTAGGGCGGCACCAGCGATCGGAAGGGTTGCTCCTATGCGACTGATCCCGGTTGCCGCATCACCGCCCAGGCTCGGTATGCCGCCGCGGCCTCCACTACCCCCTCCGGTACGGCGTTTTGTTTCTTTGGTCTGGTTTTTTGTAGCTTTTTCCAGGTCCTTAATGGCCCGTTCAAGCGATTTAAAGACTCCGCCGCCATGCAGTATGCCATCCAGGGTCCCAGCACCGACCTTGGCTCCCATGGCCTTGGCCGTGGCGACCTGCTGTTTTATAGCGGAAAACTTGGAACCTATATTTATTTCAAACTTGCTGGCCATCTTGTTCTTTGTCTTTTTTCGTAAATATCTCTCGAATCTTATTTATATTGTTTCCGCTCGCCCGGAGTTGATCAGATAATGCCTTTAATCGCTCCAGGTTTTTAATCTTCGCATCATCAGTATCCTCAATACCGTATTGATCATTTAGCTTTTTGAGATCCTGCCTGCGGAAATTCTCCCGTTGCCGTTCAAGATACTCTGGCACAGAGATCCCGGCTGTTTTTGCCGCCATCTCCAGGACATCAGGCCGGAACTCAAGCTTTTTCTCATACATCCGGGTCAGGATCTTCTGCTTTTCCCGATCGTATCGGAGAGCCATTGCCATCTCCTCGGTCGTTGGGACTGTGGCCATCAGATAGAAAATAAATGTCTTTTGCTCATCGAGCAGGTGTTCCACCTTCAAGCCATTAGGTAACTGCTTAAACTCTCGAATGAAAAAGCCATCAACCGTGTACTTGGGATCCTCCGCCTCTATTACCAAGTTTATTTTTTTTTAACGAGTCCTGGAACTCGTTCGAAAATTGTTGGATTTCATCGTATAACCGATCTAGGACATGTTTGTCGGGACACTCCATAGCCGATTTAAACCATGCCGGCTTGGTAGCGACCTGCTGGTCCACGGTAGCTATTTTATCAAACAGTTCAAGGGATGAATCATGGAAGCTGTTGGCTGGCAGGCCATTTTGTAAAATAGAAATACGACGGGCAATAACAACCTCATCTTCTGGGAAGATTGCCTTGATAACAAAAGGGTCCTCACCGACCTTAATAGCCTTTTTTCGGTCATCCTCAAGAAACAACATGTTGCGAACTGAATATTCTTTTTTCTCCATAGTGAAATCTCCTTTTTTTTGTATGATTAACTGGTGTGCAAGCCCGGAAGTATCCGGGTCGCCCGCCATTGTGTTGCTCGGGTATTGAGGCCCTGGTTCGGAAAATCGATATCCTCCGACCCAAACTTGCACGCGATCATGGTGAATAAGACCTCCAGGGTGTGTAGGTCCATCATCACAAAATCAAACATGCCAGCGGTGTTAATGGTATTGCGACCATCCCACTGCCAGCCAGGGGTAGAGAGCCTGCCCGGAACATTCTCGCCGCGCAAGACGAATGTATCCATGCTGAAATTGGCGTTATATCCCATGGACTTGAAATAACGGTCCCCATAGAATCCGAGCGTCCGGATCCCCTGGAGCTCGTAATCGTGCGCCAGTCTGACCCCGGCAGCAAACGTCACAATTTTTCCATCCTGGATAACCAGGCTATCTATGCCCGCCCCTACTGGACCTTCCGGGTGAACTGCTTGTCCTTCAAACATTGTGTTTCCTCCTTCTCGGTATTCGCTTATCGGTATTGACCGACGACGATAAAATTCTGGGTAATAAACCCGAACCGAAGCGGCAGCGGCACAATGCCGGTAAAGCCGAACTCAAAGGCGTCGCCCTTGATATCGAACTTGACCTCGGTAAAGGCCGGAGTCCCGCTGATCGGATCTTTCGTGAGACATTTCTTCTCGACATAGTACGGCAGCAGGTTGGTAATGAGATAATTGTATACCTCATTGAGCTGCATTTCCTCTGGTGCCTCGACGAGTATCCGCAACCGTTCCTTGATTTTGACGTGACTACCAAGCGTGATATGATCGCAGGTCCGGAGCGCAGACGGGATATTGAGAATCAGATTTGCACTCTGGTAAGTAGTCAGATTCGTCACGACCTCAATACCATCCTCGCTTACCTCAAATAACGTGGCACCCGCATCGATCAATTTCATTTTGTCGGCTACGGTGTATTTTCGGGTAACACTCAGTACATTGACATACTGCATTTCCGCGCAGGCTGTGATCCCGTTGGCAAACCGGATCCCGGCGACCAGGGCCGCACCATAGAAGGGATCAAAGTCGGCCGCGACCCCGCCATTTACCACGTCATAGCGTTTAAAAGGTGTGCAGCAGTATTCCGCCCGTGCAGATCCCAGGGCCTTCATTTCGGTAATCATCTGGTCGTTCGTTTTGCTGGCCAATGCGCCAGTACCCATGGACCGATTCTTTTTATAGAGGACCTGTGACATTTTTTGGTTGTGAGCATCAACCATTGCCTGAATAGCAGGATCTCCGCTCGCGCACAGGACAAAATTGACGTTCATTTTTTCAAGAAAAGTCAATGCCCCGGCCCAATCGGTATTGCTCACCGTGCCGTTTGATCCGGACGCGAAATAAACAAAGCCGGTATCCAGAACGATCGCGCTCCGAGTCGCCCCGGTATGCAGCACTGCAGTGATTTCTCCGCCGGATGCATAATTAAAAAACTGAATCAGGGATTCGCAGTCGGCCTTGGCGATATAGGCCGTAGTCTTGATATCTTGGCTGGTCACGGCATCAAGGGTGGCTGCGAGCGCGTCACCCTTGCCGAGCAATGTGCAGGTGTAATGTGCTTGCGTGTTGATGTAGGCGACCAATTGCGCCAGGGTCGGCACTTCTGAAAAGGTAATGGAAAGGTTGTCGCCGGTCGCGCCCGTTACAGTCGTGGTGAGCGTGGTGGCGTTGATCGTCATTGCCGCCGCAGACCCGGAACCGGTATACTGAATTGATAAATACGAGAGCGATATATTATCAGTATCCGCGATTTGTTTACCCTGAAACAGAATCGTTGCATGATACCCACCCCCGGTACCAGCCACTACCTTCCGAGCGAGTTGGTTTGCCAGGAGTCCATACCGGGCAGATATGAGGTCTATCACCGCCACGGGTCCGGTCATATTCAGTACCGATGTCGCGTGAGTTGCCGGATCAACCCGGCATACATCCACATAGTTCGGGATATTGAGTCGGGCATCCTTGGTCGGTGTCAGATAAAACTCGGACATATAATAGGCCGGGCCACCCCGAAGCATGTCCAACGCTTCAGTCGGAGATGCAAATTGCATTAATTTATAATCGTCTGGAAGATCTGAGGCATTGTACGGCACCCCACACAATGCCTGACCCAGCACGACGACATTCTGGCTTGCGGCCCCTTTGCCCCGCCCCTGCGGGGGATAATTGCTTTTTGAATAGATGCCCGGTATATTGGTTTCCATTCCTGCGAATTGCTTTTTGGCTATGCCCATGGTAGTTCTCCTTTATGAATTGACATATTCAGTATAGAATTTTTCCCACTCTGCGAGAGTATGCGACTGCGCCAGGAAGGTGGGATCTTTCTCGCGCATCCACGCTTTGAATCCGTGGACCAGATATGAATTATACTTTCTGACGACATCCGAAAGTCCCAAAAATCCATCAATGCTGAATTTTTCCTCTGATGTCTTCGGCTGTTCATCAATAATGAGTGATTTTTCTTTGCTCATGATTCCTCCTCGGGATATTGTTGTATTTCATCGTTCGTGCCCTCGGCGCGGTAGATGTTAACCGGTTTAACATCGGCATCCGCGTTCCTGGGTTCGTCATCATATACGGTAAAATTACGCACCGTGTTCCGGTAATCGATTGCAGTTTCCTGGCCGTACAATATCCGCCCAAAATTGGTATTACGCAGACCAATATCTGTCCGCTGCTTGATATTAATGAGCCGGTTAGCGATCATATCTTTTCTCATAGTATAGAGAATCGAACTCAAGATCTTGCCGAGAATAGTTACCTCTTGGAGCGTCTGGGTCCAGAGCGAGACAAATATCTTTTCGGCCTGATAAAATTCATCGACACCCAGGCGGAGTTGATGACTGGTGGCTTCTGTTATAGCGGTCTGGATGGTGGCAATCTGCCCGTCAGTGATCAGACCATTTTTATACCGAGTTGCGATCGGCACCGTGTTCAAAAGGTCAAGTTTTGCCTGGGTCATTACAGTATAAGGCCGGAGTCCCTGACCCACGGTTGTACCTTCCTCGGGTTCGTCACTGCCCACGACGGAGATCGCTGGCAGCAGACCCTCAAACCGAGGCGTTCCGCTCTGCATGGTCGATGCCAGGAGTGTGACCAGGGGATGATCTCCGGACACCTTGACAGCATCGATCTTGCCATTGGAGAGACCCGGAATGTCGCGCTTGGCCAATTCTCCTTGAATATATTCTATAAAGTAATCGGGAGAAAAGACGAAATAATCACAATATGTAGTCAGAACAGGCACTTATTCAACTTCCTTTTTCAAGGCTTTGACTTTTTGCTCCAAATAATTGGATATCATTTCCGGTATCTTCTTTTCCAGATAGGCCAGGACCTCCGGATATACCGGGGTCGGCATTTTACCCGGATGCTGCCATCCCTTGCTCTTTTCAGTGACACAGCGGAACGTCATATACTGCCCGTGCATCCCCGACTCATTATCATACCGAGTGAGACCCGCCAAGTTACCCGCTTCCGGACCGAGCTTACCTCCCTCCTTGGCTACTTTGTAGGCATCCTGCGGCAAGACCCCAGCAAAGCTAGAAGTCGGTTTTTGCTTTCCCGGTATCCGGTACCGGAAGGGAACTAAAATATATTTTATTCCCTTGGAACTGGTCTTGATCCGCTTACTGTTTAATAGAGCCTCTTTAATACTCCAGGGCTTGACCCCTTCCTCGGTCATCATCACAAACATGGAAAATGGCTTGCCGCTGCCGGGATCTAAATCGTCCTCGTCAACATAAACCCGCGCCACATCCGTTTGCCCCAGGTATTCGACTTTAATGGCAGCAGCATATTTACTGCCCCATGCGCTCCGCTCCAGGGCCCTGTTTTCCCAGAAGTTTCGGGCGTCATCGGCTATCCAGTTCACCAGATTGCCGATTTCCTCCGGGAACGTCTCGGCCAGGTGTTGAAACAGGGCCGATTCTGCGTCGCCGCCAGCGGCCTGCAGCAGGTTAAATAGTTTTGGTCCCATTAAAAATGAGTCTCCGGATGTGTCAAATTCCACGAGGGCATAGTCTCGGGATCGCCCGTCTGCGTTTTGGCCCATAATTTTGTCATCACCGTAATCGGGTACAATCGGTTGTCCAGATTGTTCGGAGCTGGCATGTCGCCAAACACGACAAACGTAGGATGATACCCATACCGAACAGACATTTTCACACTCGCGGCTGGCTGCCGGCCGCCGGTGATCCAGTGGATTTCCCGGAATCGTTTCAGGGTATAATCCACATTCTTATAATAAATGGCACCGGACTCGTCAAAAATACGGTCATCAATACTGGCTACATCAAATTCAAATATGCGGTCAACACCAGTCCGGTGCGTGATAATATCAGTTTTATAATATGTCGGCATCAGGAGCGTGATATGATCACCCTCGCCTATATCCACATAAGAATTAAACATCATTCTTAACATACCCTGTGGTATATTTGCCAGGGTTTTTTCTTCTTTCTCATTCCGAATGTCAATCTCCTGGGCCGCAACCCGCTCCGGCTGTGCAAAATAATAATTCATTCGTATCTGACCGGAAATCGGATCGGGTCCCGTGGCACTCAGATAGACCATCTGTTTATTGAAAGAATAATCAGTATATTCATAGCCAGATACACTATTCCATATCCGGTCAATAATCACAATATCGCCGTGAATATTAACAAAGTTACTTGAGCGCGTCCCGTCATCAAACAGGGTGCCTACCGTGGAGAGGGTCCGGAGTACGGCATCGACGTTGACTACCTCATTTTCAACATGAGTAAATCGATCGGCAAAATATGACACCCTCATCATTTCATAGGGCCTGGGGAGCGGATCCCCCGCGATGCGTATTTCATTCGCGGTATAACTCAAGATTTCATAGGTAACGGTTCCCCCCTGCTCCGGGGGCAGGCACCGCTGGACCTTTATCGGCTCAATGAGCGGAATCCGCTGGGGATAGATAACCGCGCCATCCCATCGTATGTCAGAATCCTCATCCCCGATCATGAGCTTTCGCTGAAAATCATAAATATACCCGTCGCCGTGACATAGATTACAATGCCAGTTCGGGGATCCGTTGACCATCACGCAGGGACACGCTCGTGCGCGCATGACCCGCGCCAGTAGGCCATGGGTATTGACAATCCGGGCAAAGCTATCCGGGTTTGCTGATATGTTATAGGTAGGATCCCGCCTGCCGTCATGTCGATCGTACATTATCGAAAATGCTCCCTAATCTGAGTCTCAGTATAATGCTGTTGCAAGACATCCTCGCCACCCGCGAGTTTTTCCGCCTGCTCTCGCGTCATTCTGACAGCTCCATCGGGATCCGGCACGATAAACGCCGCTCCCTCAAAATCAGCAATCATGTCATCAATCACCTTGAGCTGCTCATTAGAATGTGGTCCCTTTAGATCGGTTCTGACCATTTTGAGATATTCGATCAGAATTTTACGCTGATGTTCATAAACCGTTTTATGGTGCTTGGCTATGGCCGACGGTGATATGAGATCACTGATTGACTTGCCCTCGACCGCGGCTTTTTGTGCCATCATCACGATGGTCCCCGGTGAGAAAATACGCTTGCCGCCATCATCTTCCCAAAAGGAATACATGCCTTGGGGCAGTCCCTCGCGCGCGGCCTCCTCCTGGCTTTCACATTGACAGAAGGTAATTACCCGCCCGTCCAATTTACCTATGGGTTGCTTAACCATCCAATACCCCTAACCTAATACCCCTAGCTGATTGCGTTTATAACGCGCCTTATTAATTTTGTACCACTGCTTGAGTTCTTTTGCGAACTCGATGACCCGCTCCGTGTACATACCGCTTGTCGCGCTCATGCCCGTGGTGTACGCCTCCGATATGCTGTTCATGCTGACGCTCTGGGAGGCCACGCCTGACGTTTTACCATCGCCATAATCCATCAAGAGATAGATACCAGCAATTTTCCGGATGGCCTCCGCAATGTCTTTAGGAACCGCTGCCGCATTCGCCCACCCGGTTTTATAATCAATTTTAATAGCATCGGGATAGTTATCGAACGGATAATTGAAAAATCCTTTGCCAGCTATAAGCCAGGGATACCCGGCAGCCACGGGAACCGTGGACCGGGGAAAGAACTGCACTCTGGAGTCCAGGCCCTTCTTTACAATCCGCATGGGGAAAAGGTCTATCACTGAGTTTTGGCCCAGGGGATCCACCATTTTAGCGTCCAAGACATCCTGGAGAGGACGCCGGCGTAACTTCACATACATATAATATTCAGCATTGGCCCGCTTGTAGGGATATCCCATCTCCCGTACTTGATTGGCTTCACCCGGAGTGAGGTTCCGTGGAATTACCACACCATCTGAACCAATAGGATCGTCGTAGCGCACAATCCGGGGATAGATATCAAGGCCAAAATCAGCCTCAAGGACCCCGATAGCGTTATCAATATATGTTTGTAACATCTCATCGGTATATGTCTGGAAGGTGTCCGATGATACGAGTTTTGCTCCAAAGGTAACAACATACCGTATCTCGTCTGGCGTGACGAGCATCCCCCATCCCGGATAATAATGATCGCTTGTGATCGGGTTATTAAAGAAAAATCCCTGGCGTTGATCAGCTCCCGGCTGTGCCGGATTGTTTACGGAAAAATCATTGATAAATGATATTTCCGGTTGTCCTGATACCGGGGTGAGAAATACCTTGTCGAAATAGCTGCCAGCCGTAGAGAGAATTGCCGCTGTATAGGCGTAATGCCCGGTGGCAACCCGAGTAATATTAGCAGATGTGATAACCTGGATAATATTAGTATCGTTCAGGGCGTCTTGATATGTGGCATGAATGGTAACCTGGCGAACCTCATGCGCGTCCACCAGTGTACCGTTATGAACCAGGAGAAAATTTAAGGTTGTTGTCTCGTTGGTTTTTGCAGTGTATCTAGTTCCCACGTCTATTCACCTATACCCCGATATCCCTCATAAATTGATTGACCAAGAATATGGCCTGCCGTTCCCTCGGCATAGTCTCCTGGCAATAATATAGCCCAGGGATCCCCGGACGCGCCAGCGGCGTTTAGGAAGTATCCAGCCGAACCGAGGGTCGAATGGTCACTAATGAGTTCATCCCAAACGGCATCGGCTATTTCAGCCGGGGTCACCCCGCTACTTGAAGCATTGATAAGTGAAGCAACCGTCCAACGCCACAACATCCCGTCAGCCTCTAACATGGTATCCAGCTTGAGGGCCACTGCTAAGATAGCCGCCACCTCTGTATCAAGATAGCCGTATATAGCGATAACTGTTGCCTGGATATCATTTAGTTTGGTACTATTGGAGTCAAGTTCCTGCCTGATTTGTACCGCGGTCGGTGGCGGTGTCGTCAGGCTGTACCCTGATTTATCACTATTGGTTGTTATGGTACCGCCGGTGATCGTCCGCGTGGCATAGGCCCAGAGGTCAGCTACAAGGGAGCCAAAGCTGGTTAGTGTTCGGGTCCCTACCGCCCATATGTCAGCGGCAGTGTGTGATGATCTGGAAGAAACATTCGCATCAAGTCTGGCAATTTTCGTTTGGTCGATGGTGGCACCATCACTGGTGATATTCGTCGCATCGGTCAATCGTCGCGTAGCATAAGCCCAAATATCGGCAATCAGTGTACCAAAACCGGAGAGAGTGCGCGACGCCGTCGACCATACTTTATCTGCCCCCGTCTGGGTGATACCCACATCGCCGGCAGATGATATGACTAGCTTATTTGCGGGAGTGGTGGATCGTACAAGTTGTGCAAGCCCATGATCGGCATGATTGAGGATTGTATAAGAATCAATTTCCTCATTATCAACTAACTTGATTAATATATTTTTCGGCACCAGGTTCGTTGCACCCTTGATCTGGATTAAAACCATGTTTGCGCCAGTTACAAGTGCCGCATCTGGTATATGCAGCTCGTAGTCTCCGGGCATGTTCGTTGCATCGATTGCGACAAACCCGCCGGTCGCCCACGTACCTTTTGTTGCCGTTGCCAGCATGATTGCCGTTGCCGCTCCGCTGGCTCCCATGCGGTTGTAATAAGCAGACAGACCCGATGAGTTATAAACGAGCCCGGCCAATTTTGCTCCGGTTGTACTAGATGAATCATACAATGAAACAGGGAGAATGATAGATGTTGAACCCTTTTTTATTATAAAATCAAACATGTTTAGTAATTCCCCCAGAAATAATTTCTATTCAAAAAGCCACCACCCGCCACTGTATATGTAAAAGTCAAATAAGGTCTTTGTCCATCGGCATGTTCAGATGATGCAAAACGCGTCCAGGCATTTCCTCCTACTCCATCTGATCTATATAGAAGCCATCCATCATTATTAACAACACCATTTTTCATATTTTGAACATCTGTTGCTAGTTGCGCTGACGAAAAATCACACCAAGCTGGAGTATCATTTATGGGGGCGGTGAATGTTGCTGTCACCGTCGATGATCTATCATTATCATCGCTTCCTGCTCCACCGGATGTCCATGTAGATGGATAAGCATAACAATTCCAGGAACATTCGCCTGCTGTCGCAGGTGTATCATTATGAACGCCTTGACCCCATGTTCTTAATAATCTTTTTAAAGCAAAGGTTCTAGCAGAATATGCATAAGCATCAAACCAAATAGAGAATGTAGCAGCCGACACGGCTATTGTTCCTGAAATATTAGTTATACCCGTGAATCTAATTGCTTCATTTACTATCTGAGTCGAGCCATTTTCATTATACACAAACGCATCGGGGTTTGTTCCATAATTATTTGCTTCTTCACCTGACTCATGAATCAGCATTGCATCTTCTACACCAGAAAAATCATTTCCAGTGTTATTTCCGATCACAACAGTGGGCATTATTCGCCCCAAATATCTGTATAATTTTCTGGAAACGGGAAATTCCATTTGTCGGATTCTTTTTCGACATGTGACATTATATCGGCAGCCAAACTGTCCCATGATTCCCCGCCATTTATCCTGCGATCATGCAAGCCCATCGCATAGTTCTCAAGCGTTGTTAGTTCCGCATTTAGCTCCGCAATGGTTACATCCCCCCATAAATTAATACATTCTATGAGAAACGCTTGAGTATACGTAGCTATAAATTGATTTATTCTTGCACGCGCTCGATGCGGCATATCGATAGCCCTTTTTATTGCCGCTTCCGCCCGCGCAGGATCAATATCTTTAAGAGCTAAATATTCTTCAACACTCTTCCTCGCTCCCGTGCGTATACCGAGATAAATCCAATTATTTAATTGCTCCCCAATTTTACGTCTTAATATAATTGATACTGGCATAATTGCTCCTTTGATATTAAAAATAATTGATTACGTCCGCTATTGGATTCCTAAAAGCATTGCCCTTAAGCGGAACCCGTCCCTTATTGTGGCCAACCATGAAAGACGAAAACTGTATATATGGGCGGTCAACGGGAAGTGCCTGGAACGAATATTTTTTTATGAAAAGATCGCAGGCAATATCATTGGGGTGAATTATGGCACGTTTTGTATGATAATGCTTGCATACTGTCCTTCGTGCCGAAATACAATGTCGACAAGTCATTGACATACAACTAAATCCTGATCCGCAACTTCCGCACAAGATGTTGGACACTTCTCAAGAGGTTCCCATTTTTTATGCCCATTGCAAATCATCCGGTATAGACCAAAGCAAATTTCTTTTTCTGATTGTGGATCACATTCCCCTGGCGCATTGAACTGCTGAATAAACCATACATCGAGAAGAATTTCCTGCTTGAAGGTCCGATCGTGCTCATTCCGGACCTGCTCAATCGTATAACACGAGGAAATGAATATAAACAGAACCAAGATAATGGTTATTATTTTAGACATCGTATATCTCCTTTTATATGCAAGTCATCTATGTGTCCCGGAAAAAAGAGCCGATCATTGCACAGTGGGTTCCATGGTCAGAGCAAAACTTTTTTCAATTAAACGAAAATCAGGTAAGTTTGTTTTATTGACCCGCTCGTTCACATCGCAGACACATTGATAAATTCCTTGGAATAGGCTTTTCTCTTGTTCTCCGAAATTCTGCATTTCATGTATCATGATGCTACCCCCAATCCTTATAATCGTAATCTTTGGGACGTTCAACTATGATTGCCATGATATCTTCAATCAAGGTTTGACACCGCTCATTGGCACATGTATGGTTTTTATCCCTGCATTTGAGCGGACATATTCGAGCCCGTAATTCCTTATAGGTTTCTAGCTGTTCCAGAGTGTATTTGCTGAGATTTCTCATGGCTTGCACCGTATATCATGGCATCGTTCCTTGCAATCTTTCAATTCTCGTTCCCGCACTTCTGATTCGTGGGTGACATCATTATTGAGGATCTTAATAGATTCGTCGTATTGGATGTTGGTTTGATCAATAAGCTCAAGGCGGTCGGAGAATCGTTCAAATTCTTCGGCGTTGTGGTGCATAAGTTCGGCTGCGAACTGTTTATTATCTTTGTTAAGTCCGGCGGTAAATGCTTGATATTCTTTTCTAAGACCGTCAATTTTTGATTCAACCCATATGAAGATGCCAATGACTGCTGAGATAAACGCGCCGAAAAGAATATACAGAACCCGCTCATTATAAGCAACACCGCTAGAGATAACAGCAACCTGCTGTTTGATCTCAAAAACCAACTGTAGAATCTTTTCCTGGAAGTTATTATCCATGATTTATCAGTGTTCACCGGGATCCTCCGGTTAGCTTGTTCTTATGATAAAAAACTTGGCCATCAGTACCGTTCCGGTGAGCTGTACTCCTCCCTCCAGCCGCAGCGGGGCCTTGGTGAGATCCAGCGGAGATCCCGTCAGGGTTCCGGACTGAGCAACACCTGCACCATCATTGACAACCAGGCTTGACCCAGAAAAGGCCACATATTCAAGGAACAAAATGCATTTAGCATCAATAAATGAAGGATTGGTACCGTTCAAGGTTAGTTGGTTATTTATGGAGCCACTGATGATATCATTTAAACATAAAGTTCTCATGCTTGGATGCTCCTGGTAGTATAAATCAGGCCCCTGTCATCCAGGGGCCTGATTATTTATTTTCAGTTGCTGCCGATTAGAAGTTAAGGAACTTGTTTGCCGACTGTAGAGCGATCGGCACGTTCTTAAATTCGACGAACCGGAGCGGCGCGTAAAACTGTGGCGTCGCGTAAAGAGACACGGTGCCCCATCTCCAGGGACCGATCCTCGCGTATTCCTGGGAGAACAACGGTGCCAGCCGTTTGAGCATGAAAGTCCGCTCCTCGCCTATGCTTGTCAGGTCGAGCAGGAACATCCGGGCCGTACCAGGTATGTTGATGTTCTTATCGACGTAGTTCATCGGAGATGCGGTATAAGCTACCCGGTCGATGAGCTTGAAGTCTCCGCTGGCGCATACTTGCTCGGAGTAGATTTCGTGATAGGTCGGTACTGCACCCGTGCCCGCCTTGGTAATGGCCAGTGTGTTGGATCCACCCGGCACAATATAGTTGGTGCTGCCAGCGTTGGCCGACGCACATGCGATCGAGAGGCCGAACCTGTTACCAGCCGCTACCCGGTAGTTATACAGCAAGTTTCCGGTAGGACGCATCCCGGTTGCCGCCCATTTGGAGCCAGAGACACTGGCTTGAGTCGTCACGGCTATAGATGGAGTATCGGGTGCGCCGGAGTTGAGTTTCCCTTCAATCAGGCTCTTTTTGTTAGCGGGATCCTGAATCTTAGGAACGCCACGAGCTTCGTATTCCGCAGCGAGGAAAATGTCGGTCTTGGGAACGAGCGAACCGAACGGAGTGTCAATGGAAACGACCTTGCCGCCCAGGTTGTAAGCCCCACCCGCTCCGAACTGCGTGACTTCACGCTTAAAGCTCGCACCGACAAGCTGATTGAGGGTGGAAATACCGCCCGGAGAGCAGTAAAGGGCCGCACCGTCGACATTGCCAAAATTGGCGATGATGAGTTCCGCTGCGTCTGAGAACGCCCGCTCAGTCGGGGTCACGCCACGGAAATCAACCACATGGTCGACTGAGCCGTTGTTTTCGATGACTTTAGCAAATCCATCGATTTGTTCAGCCACCATAGCGGAGTTGCCGCTATACAGTGAGCTGTTGTAGGCCCTCAAGCAACGCATTGATGCGGCTTCTTTCTGGGCTTTTTCAGCCGGGGTGATAACGCTCACCATGCCGGCCACGTCAGAGAATTTCCACATCTGACGGTTAAATTTTACGATGCTGAACTCCCTGGAGAACTGAGCATCGGCTTCGACCGGGTTCTCGGACTGTTGTACCCACCCGCCGTTGTCCTGGCCGTAACCGAACTGAGCTGCGTATTCCTCAATAGTCGAGGTTGCGCCGCCTTTCGCTATATCCCGCCAGAGCGTGAGCTTCTTGTCGGTTGCTGTCAGCATGGCCAGTGTAGTTTCCATGCTTTGAAGCTGCAGGGATTGAAAATCGGTCATGCCCGCGATATTGGTCACGCCCGTATTGGCTTCCAGTGCCTTGGTCAACTGTTGAAGTTGAGCATAGGTACTGCCGTCAAACCCTTCGTAATTAAAGTCATTGAGATTGAAATCCATTGTTGATTGCCCCCTTATTCCTGTTAATTCCTGTTTATTCCCTTGTATTCCTGTTATGCCTTTTGTGCCGGTTGGTCCTGTGCGTATTTTTCAGCGATTCTGTCGATGTCCTTGAGAACTTCAGGAGACAACAGGTTCATGTTGCCCTTGCAGGTATCAAGATACACGGCTACGTTCATCGCACCGATATCGCCATCATCAACGGCCTTAAGGATCATGCGCCGCTTGGCGTGAAAATCCATGTCCGCTGCTTTTTTCAATCCTTTCAGTTCGGATTGATCGTTGGCTTTTTGCATTGTCGCGGAAACAGATTTTTTGGGATCTACGATAACTTCATCGGCTGACTTGTCAGCATGAGCTTTGGCCAACACTTTAGCGGATGCTTTGGCAAGCTCGTTGTTAACCGCGATTCCCTGGCTGACTTTCTCAAGACCATCGGTAAGGGCATCAATAGCTTTCAGGATGCCATCATTGAACGCGATCTGGGCCTTGACGAAGTTCGTGCCATCCTCAATGAGCACACCCTCGGTTTCTTCCATGTCCATCTCGCCCGCCGCATCATCTGATGCTTTTTTAAGATACCCCAACTCTTTGGCGTATTTTTTGGCGGCTTCCGGGTTCTCCGTCATACACTTTTTCAGGTACTTTCTCATATAGGCGGCGTCGTAGTCTTTGGCGTCTTTGTCGTCGTCCGCTTTTTTGAGACTCTTGTCCTCAACGATAGACTTGGCATCGGGTTCCTTCGTATCTTGCGATTTGTCGTCGTCACCCTTCTTCTCGTCTTCGCCCTTTTTGAGATTCTTCTTCAGGTCCTTTTCTTCGTCTTCTTCCTGATCCTTGTCTTGATCTTCATCATCATCCGCTGCTTTCAAAAGATTATTCAAGTTTTCAAGGTCTTGGTCTTTTTCTTGGTCATGCATCATGGCCTCCTTATGCTATTTTTAATATATCTTTAGCCCCGCTTCTTACTGTCTGTTGGTAAGATTTGTATATGGCCTGGGTTTCTTCATCACTCAGGCCCATATCACGCAGGTATGCTTTTACAGCTTTCGCGGTTGGTTGGATTGTTTTACCGATGATTGCCTTGACGATCTTGGCAATAGCACCCTTGCTCCCGCCTTCAATGCTCTGCTTGCGAATAGCATCGTGGCCGGTCAATCCCACGATATCCGTGGCCGTGCCAGCTTCCATAGCCTTGAGAATTTGGTCGGCATCGAGATGAATTATTTCGTAATTTTGTACGAATGAGTCCATGTCGGAAAACTGCAGGATATCATCGTCCCCGTCCTTGGCTTTCACCAGGGAAACGGCGGATCCGCCGGATATGACATAGGGGAGCGGCGCGATGGCCAGGTGTTGCCAGATCATGCTGGTTACTTTTTCTTTTACGCGGCCCAATTTCGCGTCAAAAGCCTTCTGCATTTTGGCTATTTTACCGCCTACGCTGGCCCCAAAGACCTCGTTACCAGCCTCCAGGTGGGGGAGAATATAATCACGAACTATCGGATGGGCTTTGGTAAGATCTGCATAAACAACTGGCAGGCCATCTTCCCATGCAAAGGACACGGGCTTGCCCAGGACAGCCCCCGCCTTTTCTTCCATGGTCCTGCCGGTCTGAGTCTTATGAAACCACTCGATAATGCCTTCTTTCAGGAAGTTGGCCACCGTCTCTTTGTTGAATGCCTGGGGGACAATCTGTTGGTACTCTTTATCAGGCTGCATCATGTTGGCAACCATGCGGACCCGGACGGTTTTATCATTTTCCTCTCCAGCTTTCTGCAGGGACCATCGGCCAATTTGTATTTGCATCAAAACTCCATAAAAAAAGCCATAGGAAGTATTTGCTCTATGAGCATTATTTCCTATGGCTTCTTTTCGCCATCTAAGCTATAACCTAATTCTCCGGACTGACATGGGGCCAAGTGGTACTTGACCCCATTGCCGGACGGCGGGTTACACCGTTTTTCAAAAGCATATCATGGAAGAAGTTAAACTATATACTTTTAACGTAAGTATAAAAATTCAATTCGTCAATAGGCAACTCGATGATAAGAATAAAAATTTAATGAATCAGCACCGTATCACCCTTGCGACCAGGCCGAGAGAGATTCATGGCCCCACATTTGCAGGTCACCACAAAATACTTCTCCTTGTTATGGTACTCGGTATAGCCCTTAAAAATAGTGCGCTCACCGGATTTAATGATGATCGCTGCACCACAGGCTTTGCAGCGCAGCGTTTTCGGTGGCTTCTTGGATCTCTTTGGGCGTATGTATTCCGTTGTACTATCGACCATTCGTTACCTTTTTGGCTTCCTGTTGTGCCTGTTGCTCTTTACTCTTGGCCTCTTGTTTTTTCTTCACGGCCTCGCCCTTCCTTGCCGTGTCCTCGCCGGCAGTATGTACGGTGTCCACCGCTTCGTCCGCTCCACCATGGCCAGAAAATGTTTCGGTCAGGGTAGTAATAAAATTCTTGATCGCGTTTTTGACCCGTTCCCGGCCTGCTTTTTTGGCTTCCTTGACCGTTGCGTCCTTTTGAATCTGGGCATTGTTAATCCGCTGCATATGGTTTTCGAGCCGCATTTTTTCCAGGGCGAGCTTGGTAAACTTATCCTTGGACCCGTCCTTATTGGCCTGGATATCATCCGGAGAGTATGACGCCTGCAGCGTATCAAGCTGGGCTGATACCTCCTGCTGTTTTTGCTTTAGGATCCCCAGAACTTCCTCCGGCTTCTTATCCTGTGCCAGCTTTTTGTCCTTCCCCTGGTACTCACCCTTCTTTTCCTTGGGTCCGGGTTCCGGCTGGTCTGGGGCTACCCATACAGTCTGTTTTTTTCCAAGCTTATTGGTTATAACCTTTTTCTGGAGACGGCCCCGATTCGTGGCTTTAAGTAATTCAGCACACTCGCCGGGGATTCCGGTCGTGGTAGGCATCTGAACGAGATAAAGTTTGCCGTTCCGGAGTTGTATCCGGGCCTTAAGTATGGTATTTGAAGTGAAAAACATGGTCAGTGCCTTTTTTAGTTCCTTGTATTTTATGGTCTTGAGCAACAGGTCCGTGTATGTTTGAACAGACTTCTCGACCGTGGGGACCTCTTTCTCGTTAGCTTTAATATCCCGCTTTGCCTTTTCAATGAGCCGCGGCAGTTCCGCTTTCATGGCCTTCTCTCGTTCTACCAGTTTTTCAATCTCTTGTTCCTGCTTTTTGACTTCCATCGGGATCTGCTCGGCGGTAATACCCATGTCTTTGAGCTTGGCATTTATCCGGTCAATTTGGTCATTGATCTTTTTAATATCCATGTTATAGCCCCGGATTTGGTCCTTTGCCCGCTTGACATAGCTTAATTCGTTATCTAACTCGCGCTCGGCCTGCTGCCGGTATGTTGCATGAGGATCTTTTTCGCCCTTCTTAACTTTGGGAATCGCATCGTACCGCTCTTTGACCTCATCATAATCCTTTTGATACGTTGCCAGGGTCCGATCGCTACGCTCAATGTCATCCTTGACCGATGATATCCGGTAGGCAGCGTTTCCCAGGTCCTCTTTATTCTTATTCAGCATATCGATTCCGATACGGATATCGCGCTTGTCATTGTCAATTTTTTCGAGCTCAAGGTCCAATTGGAATTTGGCCCGCTTCTCGGGATCCTTGATGAGCGAGAATTTAAGCTCCTCGGCATTGATATCCTCGACGTTCAGATTATCGCCCTTATAACTCCATACCTGCTCGAAGCGCGCTCCCTTCTCGTCGTGCTTTTGATACATGGCACTGTCCACGGAGTTGATGATCTGGGGATAGACAATATGGACGTTCTCCTGGAGATTTCCCTGTCGCCAGATTCGGCCCTTGACCTGGGTGCGCTCTGACGGATTCCATCCCAAAAGGGTGTTATATAGGATAGCACTGTTACCGTTCAGGTTGATGCCTTCTTTAATGGTTTCAGATCCTATCAGGACCTTAATTTTTCCCTTGGGATCGTTAAATTCGGCTTTGATCGTCTCGACCTTATCCCGGCCCCCTGCCATCTGTGAGTGGATCGTGGCGATCGCATCACGCGGGATTCCTTTGGATATCAGGTAAGAAACGACCTCACCATAATGTTCAATGCCCCGCGGCATATAAATGACCTGCCCTACTTCGGGCCGCTCCTTATACACATTGGCGGTGACATCAGCCACAAATTTGAGTTTAGGAGAATCCTCGACAAGTTTGGTGTCGGATATATCGATGCCCTGGTGATATTTATCAAAATTGACCATTTTCATACTCATGGTGGACATTCGCATGTTGTTGATGGCCTTGAGTGCTGCGCCTGGCTCCTCGTCTTTATCCGCTTTAAACCGCTCCTGTTCCGCCATCATTAAGGCCCGCTGATCGGCGGTCATCGGCAGTTCGACGATATGGTTAAAATCTCTGGGCCGCTCAATGCCCGCTTCCTCACCGTCGATTTTATCAATATACTCGATAATGAGATTCTGGAGTTCACCCAAGTTTTGAAATTCCTTCATAACCGCTTTTTTCTTGATGGTCCCGTCTGTGGCTGCCACCCACTCGGTTTTGAGCTTGGCAAACTTGGCCATGAACTCATGGAGGTTATAAATGCCGAGCTGCTTGAGTTTTTTCCTGGCCACTAGGGAGAGAATGTTATATATCTCCAGGGGTGAGTTCGTGAACGGGGTGGCGGACAGTGCAAAAACATTCCGGTCGTTATTGTTTTTCTGAATATACTGTGTAACCGCGAACATTTTCATGGCCCGGTCTGACTGCGACCCGGTAATGTCACCAAATTCGTTGGCCATCGCCTGCCCTTCCTTGCCAGTCGGCTTGGCGCGGGCGAATACATTTTTGAAGTTATGTACCTCGTCAATCGTGATATGGTCAAAACCTAGATCCTCAAAGTAAATCATATTGTCTTTGGTTTTGGATCCCCGGCCCACCATTTCTAATATTTTTTCGGTTTGCTGGGCCTCCTCGCGTGGCGTCATTCCTTCTTTGGTTGTCTGCTGAGAATCCAACATGTCCTGGGCGATGCCACCCACGATTATTTTGTCACCTACAATACCCAACGTCTCATCATGAAATGTCATGTTCTGCAGGGCTTCATAGGTCATAACAGAGAGAGTTCCTTCCTCAATGACCGGCGGATTGCCGTTGGTAATATACTGAGACCCCAGGTTTCCCAACTCATTAATTTTAATGTTCGGAAACAGGTCCCGGATCTCTGCCAGCCAGTTTTCATATACTGCTTTTGGAATACATAGAACTGGCCGCTTTGCCCTCGTGGTCTGAATCTGATTGACTGTTGCCATAGCACCCACAAGCGTTTTTCCTAGTCCAACATCATAGGCAATCAATCCGTTGCCTTTATTACAGAGGAAGGATGTTCCTCGGAGCTGGTGTGGCTGGACTACCAGTTCTTTGCCCTTGAAGGTCTTGGATATACCGTTCACAAATATCGGGATATTGGAATAATCGGGATCGACGTTGGAGTTAAATATCCGGTTATGTCGGTCCTCGAATGTTTTCTGGTCGTCAGCCGAAAGGCCAGTTTCCAGGAATCGCTTGAACAGTTTCTCAGCTATCTGCCGGCGCATTTCCCGCGTCCGCTCGGCAATGGCCTGGTTGTTGGCCTTATCACCTTTATTGCTGGCGCGGACCGGTTTTTGTTCGATATAATCAACTACATCACTCCACCCGATGCCGGCGGGGAAATCGTGTCGCGTGACATTGCCATCAAAATTCATGCCCATCTTGCCGTAATAGGTGTCTGCCTTTTTACCCGTGGCCCACTCATAGAATTTATCAATAAGCATATCAGGGGTTTCCACGATGCCAAAATTGAAGGTCTTGGCGTATTCCGAGATTGGGGAGACGCTGACATTCTGAATGGTCTTGCGCGCGGGCATCGCCTTTAAGAGTAATTCTTTCTGGCGGTTATAAAGGCCAATGGGCATGAAATCTTTATCTCTCTCCAGTTGGTCCAGCTTGGCATAGATATCACCGCTCACATAGTTGGATACATGATAGGCCTTGCCCGCCATCATGCAGTATTTATCCGATGATGTGAATCCATCCCTAGCCTTCGGAGACAGTTTGGCTATATCGACCGCGCCATCGTATCCGGTCGCCTTCCAGATATCAAGGTCAAGCGCGTCGAACTGCTTATTATATTTGGCGGAAAATTCCTGCGCCGACATTTCGCCCTGCAGCTCCGCCGGGATCGCGGTGGCACCAGGCTCTATTTGTAGTTTATCGGTTACATTTCGATATTGCCGTTTTTCTTCTGGGGAGAGTTCTTTGCCGGTTTTGATTTTCTTTTCAAGTTGTTGGACTTCTTTCCGAAATTTTGATTGATCCACGGTATCAGTAATCGACGGCTGCTTGATCGTTCCCCGCTTGAGTAATTCCCGCTCCATTTCCGAATAATTATTATATTGCTGCTCGGTCATGTCCGGCTTTTTCTGCATGACCTCGTATGACTCTTTAAGCTTTTTAGTGTTGATTCCGGAATATTTAGTCTTTGCCATAACATCATGTGCGCTGGCAGCGTTCTGATTGCCCTGCATAGCTATGGCTATTTTCTGCTTGCCCTCCTCGGTCATGGTGGGCTGGCCCACGGAGACCGGGTTGAACTGATTGGTATTCAGCAAGTTAAAAACGTCAGCAAAAGCCATGTTATCCTTGGGCTGGACATATTTCATCGGGCCAAATTTGCCAGTTTTAGTTACTTGTTCGCCCAGAATACAATCTGGGTGTTGGTTAAAGAAACCGTCACCGAGGAAGTCAGCAACATTTCCTTTTTCCTTGCGGATGACAAGGATATCCGTGCCCACGCCGGTCGTGTTAAACGTACCATTCGGGAGCCGCCACGCCTCCAGGAGCCTGCCCTTCTCGGCCAGCTTTTCTTTGATTTTTTTATTGCTCTCCTTCCGGAGAAAATCGGATGGGACTACAAAGGTCATAATCCCACCTTCTTTCAGTACATCGAGGCCTCGGTCAATGAAATATTCCTCGTAGCGTTTATGGCTTTTTCCCTCTCCCTTGCCCTTGTGGATCCCGGAGTATTCACCATACGGTGGGTTGCCGATGACCACATCGTACTTTTTCCCGCTGTATTTCTCCTGTGGTGCGCCGTTCTTATAAAATATTTCCTGAAAGGCACCCTGTTTGACGTTTTGGCCGGGATTCAGGATCTTGGCGATCCGGGCGGACGTGGGGTCAATCTCTATCATGTCAAATTTATGGCCGTCGCGGTTCGCAAAACGTCCCGTGCCGCAACTCGGCTCCAGGACCTCCGCGCCCTTGCCGGCGTACTTCTCGGTCAGATCCCACATCTTATCTACCACGGTTTTTGGTGTATAAAACTCATAGAGGGTACCGTGAGTGGTAGCCTCATCCTCATGCAAACCGCCCGCTCCCTCATATTGCATGAGCAGGGCTTTCTCGGTATCGGTCATTGCATCGTCTTGTTTGGAGTTTAAAAGGGTGTGTACTTGCTCGCGGATCTCTTTGGCTTGTTTCGGGGTCAGGCGAACATCTGCTGCAGATCGCTCTCTAAATTCGCCGCCATCGAGTACAAGTTCGCCTCGGTAATCTCCAGGTTTTGTCTCTGGCACATCTTTAAGAGTTGATCCCGCAGCCGCTCCGGCGAGTACCGTAGCGTCAGTTGCGGAAACTTCTCCGGATCCAGCTTCAGATTTATTTGGTCCATTGGTTTCTCCTAGTTTATATTGGAATCCCTGATGTTTGAGGTTATTCAGCCATGTCGTCAGGAAACTATTCAAGTCTTTTTTGGCCCGCAGGTTGACTTTTCCTGCCTCTGGGTAAACCTCGGTAAATACTCCTACACCATCATTCTGAAATGTCAGGGCCTCGACGGATCCAAATTGCGGTCTTACCCTGATTTCCATATCAGGATCGGCCATAACATCACCATTTTGAATATAATTATGGGCTATAGCAAAGTCAATATATTGGCCATCCTTGTCCGTACCCGCCCGCAGCCGATCGATCGACAGGGGCATATACGGTGGGTTCTCGATTTTCGCATATTCTTTAACGCCCAGGATCCCCAGGGCCTCCATGCGTTTAAAATTCTTACCATAGACTGTGGTTGCCGCGGCTTCCTGCTGTTCTTGGTAGGTATCGTCAGGGTTTGGAGCCGGGGTCGTGGCCGGTGTTACAGGCGGGTGGCCTCCGGTTGCTGTAAGATTCGCCCGGTGCCAGGCGTTGCTCCATGCGGCCAAAATCTTGTTTCCACCACCACCCAGGGGAAGACCAGCCGTGAGATTGATGACTTTTTGATCCAGTGCTGGTGTAGCTGTTTTACCGTTTTGATATGCGAGTGTCCCCAGGCGTTCCGCTTCCAGTACCCTATCCGATATGGACATCTGACTAACATCCGGCATCGTATCAAAATTGTTTTCTGCCACGGGTGTCAATTCGCCGCTCGCCCGCATATCCTTGTATGATTGAAAACTGATCATGCCCGATCCGTTGCCATCTATGTCTTTATAATGAACATATTTATCATCAATTCGGGTTATTACAAAGTCGGATTCCACATGCTTACGTTTTAATTTTTTATCCAGCATATCTGACGACTGGTGTATACGGTCCCCAATTTTCGGGAGTGTGCTACCGGTACCCGGCATCGTCTCAAAATTATCCTCTGATTGATGGTCAGGCTGTGTCTTCTGATAAGTATCATGTATAAAATTTAATACCGATAGTTTAAGAATGTGTCCCTCTGGGTGCAGGATCATAGCAGACTTTTCGCTCGGCCTGCCAGTTGCTTTTTTGTTGGTTACTGCTGTTTTGGATGCGGGCCGGCTTGAAAAATAACCATCCCATTTATTCTTATGGGAAAAATACTCATACACATGGTTCATCCATTCTTTTGGGGTGATGTCGAATTTCTCTTGAATGTTCTGCTTGGCATATTCCGTCCGAACCATGGTGACGAACTGCTCTTTATTTTTAAATCCAAAAAACTCCAGGATCCGCGTTAGGACTGACTTCGATTCCACTCCGGCCATTTTAACATATACAGTTGTTCGCTTTCCCTTTTTGTCAATGATGGCTTTCTTTTGCAACTTCGATGTATCTTTTTTGCCTAGCATGTATCAGTATCCTTGAATGATATTATGGCAGTATTATAGCCAGAAGCCGTTTAGGAAGATTTTCTCATTGAATTTCTGCTCCAGGGCCTTAGCCATATTGTTGTTAATATGCTTCGCGCGTGCGATAGCAGCAACCAGAGTATTTTTTCCTTGCTTGTGCAATATGTCTTTCGCTGAATCAATAGCACCAGCTTTGGATGTAAATGGCGAGGTAAGGGTTAATCCCGTTTTCTGTTCGATTGCCTGAAAACCTACGCCACGTTTGACAATCAATATAGTCTCCCCCCATACCTTAAAGGCATCACGAATATTTTTGGGGTCAACTTGTTCGGTATCACCAGGTTTTCCTTTTACAATCTTGATTCCCTCTGTGGGTTTTTTTATAGGCTCCCATCCTTGGCTTTTCAAGGATTGTTCTTTGTCGCTCGTGGCTTTGTCTGATTGACTTTTCTTATCATCTAAGTATTTTTTTATCTCCACGGGACTACGAAAAATTTTATCCTCAAACCCCTGGCCTTTGATAATGTTGCCATTGATTCGTAAAGTATACCCAAAACTGTGCGTATTCATGCTATCAACTTCGATTTGTTGATCATTGTACTTAGCGCGTATTTTCCCATCCTCATTATCATAAAAGTTGATACCCGATTCTTTTTTTATATATTCAGCAGCTATATCGGGGTATTTGTGCATATCATCGATACTTGGGGTTTTCTTGGTGGCCGCCACCTGATGATATTCATTTTTCAGTTTTTCATCTCCCCTGGACCCATTAAGCCATTTATGTTGTTCTTCGAGGCTGTCAATGATATCAGGATCGACATGTTTGGTTTTTGCTTCGTCCTTCCGTTGCTTAATTTCATCTTCAATCTCTTTCAATCGCTGATGGCGATATTGCTCCATGTTTTCGGCTGCGCCTTTTTTCGCCTTCGGTTTCGTCCCAGCTCCTATTTTATCGGATATGGACCGCGTTGCCTCTTTATCTTCGCCTTTGATGCCTTTCGGTCTTGTTAAATGAATTTCGTTTTTAATGATATCATAGGAGTCATGCTTGATAGGTTTTAATGCTTTGTCAATTTCAGCTTTCATATCCTGCAGACGGTCTACTTGTGCCGCGGTAAAATCCTTTTTGGAATATCCCCGTCCACCGATCTTAATGGCTCTGTCGTCCCCGTAAACTTCCTCAAGATTGTAACTACGTTTACCAGCGACGATCTTTTGAAATTCATCAGATATCGGCTTTAATGTTTTGAGGGCCGATGTCATAGCCTCTTTTTCGGCGGGAGTGATGCCCTCGCCTTCCCCGCTTACCCACTTATCAATCCCGGCCTTGGTCGTCGCTTGATTTCCCCCCAGATCGATTCCGGTAATAGATTTAAACATTTTCCGGGTGTTTTTATTCCCGGTGTGTAGATTCTCGGTCAACCACGCCTTATCCTTGGCCCCGATCTGTTTAATAACCTTATCTACATACGTCTTGGCATTGTCGCGGCAGGCGTTTAAAAAATCCTGCTGCCGGTCGGGTGCCGCATCGATATAATGCGGATCATTTTTAACATCACGCATAAGGCTCTCAGCAAAGTCATCAATCAGTTTGCGCCGATGGCCGGGATCCATGCCGCCCGTGGACTTTTCCTCTGCTGCCGGCTTTTCGGTGGTCGCATCCTTGCCGCCACCCTTCTTTACAAACGTATAATCACCTGTCCGGCCTCGTACTGGCTCCAGGTCAATACCCGTCTGTTTATACTTCTTCACAATCATGTCAGCCGTTGACCCGTTAGAGACATTAAACACCTTGCCTTTATCGTCCAACAGTGCACCGTCCTTGGAAAACTCACCGGCTTTGGGGGCTTTGTTTTCTCCATACTTCCCGATCAAATACTCCATGACCTTCATATTCCACTTAGCCCCGGTGCCCCCCTTACTCTCCCCTTTCTCCCCCTTGACAGATTTGCCCCTGTTTTTGTCCACGTTTTTGTCAGAGGTTTTGTTATCTTTTTCCCCGGCGGACTGCTTGGCTGCAGCGGCTATCTTGGTACTGACGCCGGAAAACTTGGCGTCCCATGTAGCCTTATTCGTAAAGTATTCGATGAAATGGTCGGTATCCAGCTCCTTGGGTGCACCCTGGTCCTTTAGGCTCTTGACATGTTCATCTATATCATGTTTGGACCTGAATTTTCCCTTGCCGAAAAACCCATTCAGCATATCACAAATTTTACTATAGAATCCATATTCCTTGGCTTTCTCGCCAACCCGTACCCAGACAGCCGTGCGCTTGCCCTTGCGGTCTATAATCTGCTTTTTCTGGAGCTTACTCGTGTCTTTCTTGCCTTTCGCTTTTAATAGAATGTAATGTAATGTCGCCATGGTAGGAATCCTTAGAGAGTATACTTGGAATGTGTCACAGCCTCAACAATGACTAGGGATGTCAGGGCCGGGAGAATGATCTTTTTCGATATCATATTTTTGGCTTTTTGAAACATCTGCTTATAGCGCGGTGTTGGTTCGGTCGTGTCCCCTTCCTGAAGCCAGGTCGCAAAGTCATCAACCGGCAGCGGTACGACTTCGCCCATGCCCCGCCACCCTTCTGGGTAGTGCTTAAGATAGGCGTCCTGGGCCTCGTCCTGGGCATTAAACCCGATCATGCATTTATGCTCGTTAAAGTCGCCTGACTCCGGATCTACCTGATGAACCACATACACGGTGTCTGCCGTATCCATGGCCGGGCCGATAAACACATCCACATGATCGCCGTCAGCTCCCTCGGACCGATTGACATACCCATAATGATGGTATACATCAGTCTCCCATGGTTCTCCGTCCGAACCAATGCCGGAGCGCATGGATCCCGCCGGATTCTCGATGGTGATTTTCAGACCATTCCAGGAGAATGACGCCTTTTTATAGTTACCAGCCTCTTTCTGTGCCGGGCTGGGGTCAGTGTCCACGTCCTGCAGGAGATCGGCCAGGTCCTCATAGGTGGTGGCTTTTATGATAGACAGATTATTTTCTTGACTTTCATTGCCCTTCTTTATATCTTTATTCTTAGAAGGGGGAGGCGTTTCGGACGTTAAGGGCTGTGGGGTCATTGCGACATCAGCTCGCCCCCTTTTTTTAATATACATTGTTTTAGAAGTAAGAGTTTTATTCCCGGTCCGCACTTCCTCTAAATAATATACCGTGCCATTATACTGTTTATTATATATAATAACCTCATTGCCTAATGAAGTTTTTTTGCTTTTACTCATACCATCAGGATTATGAATAATATCAGGGATTTTTTTTAGGTCGTCAATGGTAACGGCTATTTGACGGCGTCGAGTCTCCCGCTTGGGGTTGCCATGCTCTTGAAGCATGTGTCTTAAACCATAGTTTTCAAGTCGATGTGTATAGCCTTGGCAATCTAATCCAATCTTTGTGAATTTCTCATTCTCCTTCGCATCTACCGTGCCGATATCATATGTTGTCTTTTGACCCCCTGGTCCGGTGATGGCATCATGGATGAAAGTATTCAGATTGTTTCCATGTCCCCTCTCTCCCGCGCCCCCTCCCCTGGTGGACCCGTGGTGCTGCCGTCCTTCCTGGTTGGCATCCGGTGGTGCCACATATACAGTCTGCTGATATCCCAGCTTATTGGTTATGACTTTCTTCTGCAGCCGGGATCTATCCTTGGCCTTGAGCAGAATCAGAGTGCCATCTAGTCGGCGTACTAGGCGGGCCTTGGTCATGTGACCGCCGCGCTCATGTACCTGGGCCACTTCCAGGGCATTGAGTCCACTATCATAGTCCGGATTCTTGCGATACTTCCCACTTTCCAACATGCTGTTACCATCGCGGGTCACAATATCCCGGAAATATCCCTGCTCAATTCCGGTCTTAATTGCTGTAGCCGTGGCATCACCTTCATCCAGACCCACGGCAAACATGTCTATTGCACCGACTTTCACTGAAAATTCATGAGCTTGCTGTAAACCAATTTTTCCGTCCCCCAAGAAGGTTGCTGCGGGGATATTTATAATACCTCTGACCCTGCCTATACTTGCGCCGATCAGCGTTACAAAAAAATCTTTGAGCAACTGATGTTTTTTAACAATATTCACCAAGTCTGGTGGGCCAGTAATATGCTCTCCGATAGCAGCATGGGCATGAGATGGCGTGAGATACTCTGCACCCCGCCGCATGGTAGGATCTACTGTCATGGATGATTTCCGTCCCTGCTCATCGATTAAGGCATACTGATCATGGTCAATAATTACATGGCCTTTAAAACCAGAAAGGTTTTTCCGATAAAAATTAGTAACCAAACTGTCGTTGAGAGATGGCTGTGGTTGTCCGCTGGGATGGTTATGCATGATATAATATTGCATGGCACCGGACGCCTGCATTTTCATCTTCATGTCAATAATGGAGGCGACTTGATCCTTGGGATGAATAAAGGCCGCCGCCGTACCCGGCAGCCGGCACGATACACCGGTTTCTAGCACTACCTTATTTTTGTTATTCAGCATAAAAATACGCATGGTTTCAAATTGGGGGTTACGATAAACTTGCGCCAGGTGCGCCAAATCCGCAGGATCTTTGATTTTTTGGCCCAGGAGAGATATTTTATTACTCTCAGTCCATTCCTTTTCATAATTCAGATTGATCCCAGATGCAATAAGCTCTCCCTTGAGCTTGGCCGCTTCCGGTAATAAGGGTGAGCTATCTAATTCACCTGGGTGCGCCTCGAAGATATGCTGCGAGCTCGGTTCCTGGGGTAAGACATGATGGCGGTCGCGCTGTTTCTTGATGATCCCTGGTTTCTGTAAATCCTCGGGTCGTACCCAGACCGATTGGCGGCGGCCTATCTTATTGGTTATAACCTTCTTAATCAGGTGACCCGTGTTTTTGGCTTTTTGAAGTATGGCTTTGAACATACCGACGTGCGGAACATATTCTTTTTCCTGCTGGATATTCTCGGGTGTAATTTCAGATAGCGGCCCACGGCCCTGTGTCAAGGTTTTCGACAGTGTTCCGGGAATAGACTTTATGTTGTTCGCCCGGTACCGGATGATTGCTTTGGTCATTGCGGGATGAACCACCCCGGCCTTGAGTACAATCTCCTGCCCAGCCAAGGGACCGTCCTCGATATCGATCCATTCAATATCCTTATGTTTTTCCCTTACCGTATGTTTAACGGTCCGATCGAACCGGATGTCACCGGGAACATGGCCCATGGGCGAGCTCGCCTTGAGGATCCGCCCGGTACCGGCGATGCGATAGGTTTTACACAGGCATCGCTCGACGCACTCTTGGAGGATGGGCAAGCCAGCCTCCCAGCTCTGTCGGTTGACCTGTTCGGCAGCCACCCGAGAAAAAATGCCTTCCACCAGATCCCGGCCCTGCTTTTCATAGAGATCCATGAGCCGAATATATCCGGAGTTGACCGTCCGAGCCTTCACACAAAACATGTACAAGGTGCAGAATAATTCCTCGTCGTTTTTCCACCAATAGGCACTGGTATAGATGGGCGGGACCGTATCTTTCTTGAATGTTTTTTGATAGTCTTTGAACGCCTTCTTTTCATCAGCAGTGAGCCTATTGGTCCAGTACATATGGCCTAGTTCGTGTAAAAACTCGGTCACGGGGTCGCTGGGGTCATATAAGGTTATTTCAATGCCGATGGTTGAGGCCCTGATGAGTTCCTTGACCTGGGCGGGGGTTGGCTTGCGGAAGGTGAGTATCACCGGATGGTCCGGGAGCCAGGATTCACCACACTGCAGGCCGCGGATGAAGCGCACGGCGTTATGCTGCTGATCTGCCCACTCCCCCAACCAGTTGTCCCGCTCCGGGGTAAAGATGACCAGTTCGTTACCAGCGACTATGCTGGGTTTACCCTGGACAATTACAGCCTCACCGGTAAACGCCTTCCGGAGCTGCTGGTCCGCATACTCACGGAGTTGTCCGCGCCGGTGCAGGATGAGGCTGTCTGGATTTTCGCCCACGGCCAAAAAAGTGCGCCCGTCGATCGATATGAACGCGGGCTGTTTGTCAATAATAGCTTTGCGTATGTCTTTTAATGTATAAGTAGAGCCATAGGCTATTTCGTAGCCTGCTCCTGCGAGCCGCTTCCGCGTGTCCCCCAGAGTGTACCGCTCATAGGGGACCAATTCTTTAATCTGCATTAATGCCGCCGGTCGGTTATGTTAATTTTAATATACTATCGTGAAAATCAAAACGTCTATAGGCTATCATCACTTTTTCATCTTATCATTGAGTTTTGCACGAGCGGGTGCCACCGTGACCAGGATTCCTCCTCAATAAACGGCATCTTGAGGTTAAGGGCGTCTTGAAACTCATCCCTGCTGCCATCGGATTTTTCCCAGCCTTTCAGGAGCAGGAGAACATCACATCCCTTGAGCATACGTTTCCCGCCCAACAGAAAATTGTTATCCGGACATATCCCGTCCATCATCGCGCTATTCATATGCGGACAGATAGCAGCAAACCCATCGCGCCAGACCCGCTTGGCCATCCTCCGAGCGCGGTAGATGTTTATGAGACGGCCCAACCAGTTGAAGAGCCAGGGCCAAGTTGACCGATATGGACCGGCGATATAAACGAGCTTCATATTTTCTCTCCTGTAATTAGAGTTAAAATATCAGGCCATGATGGTATACCGCCGAGGTTTCGATCATCAATATAGATGTCCGCATAAATTTTCGGGAAAGCATTAAAATCAATATTATCTGCATTTTGATTTGCCTTATGAAATTTAATCCCGTTCCTGTTTAAAAACTCAATAGCCTGCTGGAGTGTACCATCCCATCCGCGGCAAGTCCAAATGATGACGTAATGACCGAGATCACAAATTCTATTGATGACTTCCTTGGCATATGGCTTTAAGGGACCGATCTCCGGATATTCGTGTTCAACAATAGTACCGTCAAAATCAATTGCTATAATCATGGCCTTACCTCAATCATGTTTTTTACAGTCAGCGGAAATAACGCGCCCATATGGCGGCGTATATTCGCAGGCGCAGAACCAATACCGAAAATTGATGATATTCATAATACGACAATACCACTCGCCCCGGTAGTAACCCCGTGCTGCCCAAAACTTCCACCACTGCCGGCAGTAGTGTTCACACGGATCCCCGCGCCATAATAGCCACACAGGCAATCGCTTTTGATAGGCTTTACAATAAGTCCGTTGAGATGGTATGATGGTATCAGTGAGATGTTCACAGTTGATGCACTTGGTTGGCTTTCTATTGATCATAGGGATCCCCCAGCTCGCCCATCCCGGCGGGTATGCTTAATTTAGGAGTAGAATCGGCACACCCGGTATTTAACATGAACATAGGAATCCATTGGGGTATAGGATATTTTGGATGGCAGCATTGCCATCTGCCCTCCTTAGATACAGGCCCAATGTGTCCACACTTATGGCATGACCGCCAGTTGCTTACTTTTCTGACATAGGCCCGCTTGGCCGCCTCAATAGCCAGGTCATTCTTAGCATAGGTCACGGCATGTCCCATTAAGGCAATTACCTGGGCAGCCATTTCCGGGTCTGACTGGATGAACGTGAAAGACTCCCCACCCTTGCGCCCCTGGATATCTGGTGATGGCCGCAGTTTGATCTTTTTAGAAACATAGTCAATATTCAATAGGATGGCCACCTTACCCTCTTGACATATAACCTCTCGGCTTTGTTCTTGTATATCCATGCTAATCTCCTTTCAGCTCAATATTGGTATTGCTACTGTTTTGCTGCATTGCGGATGATACTCCGAAAAAATTTATTGGTAAACTGGCTATCGTTTGCAACCTTGTTCAGATCTGATGTCTTTAGGCCGCAGCGTCCATGGTGTTGGCCCCACGCACATTGCATACATCTTCCCTTCCTTGGCATATCCAGATAGCGTATGCAGAACGGACAAACTTCCTCACATATATTTTTATAATAGATTCATCGGGGCCCATTATGATTACTTTGACCCCAGATACTACGTCTTCAAAAACAGGAGACACGGCGTCCACAATATTGCTGGTTGGTAATACGCTCGTATGTATCACCACCACATCGCCCGGCTGGACGTTCATCACCTTAATGCTTTCAATAGGTATTTCAACCCCTGTGTCGGTTATGATTTTCATGATGCCTTTTTCACCCCTTACAATTACTGTAGGTTAATATATTTCCCGGCAATTCCAGATTGCCTTAACGCTTCCGCATTATTCTTACCGTATGCTACTAAGGCCGATGGCCCGCCGGAATTGGAGTCGGCTCGCCGTCCATCCACATAATGAAAATATAACCTGCCTTGTATAAATAGGATGGCGTGAGCCTTTGCCCAGACATGCTCAAAAAACATCTCGGTTTCCGTCCGGGCGAATATGAGGGCGATCCCATTACCGTGCTCTGCAAGCTTATTCAACCACCATCCGGTTTCTTTGCCATACGGGGGATTGCACCAGACGCGGCCCTCCCACGGCATAAGTAGACCATTATCTTGGACGGTATAATGCCGGCGGGCCATATCCCACGGCCTGACAACCGGCGCATAGGGATCAAGATCAAACTCTCCCAAAGCGCGGATTATTTTCGGGGGCGTCAACCACTCATCGTTTAACATCCGGTGCGATTGATGTGATCCTATACCTGTTTTCATGAATTAAATATCTGACTATATTCCCATCCGCTTAATATATACATCATAAATAGTATGGAAATACCCATAACAGCCTCTATATATTTTCACTTTATCATCCATGCCAAATAATCCAAGAATAAACCCCAAAAAACCCGAAACTCTATACTCGCCAAAGCGCGATCGATGACTGTTTCCATATTTTACAGGAATGATACCCCATAAATGCACTTCTTTAATTTTTCGTTGTTTCATACTTAAACTATCCTGCCTTGATATTGATATAAGAATCTAATATGTCGGCCACTTCTTTTAAAAATACTTCCACCCTACCATGGGCGTTATAAGGTAATGGACCATGAACGGGATCTACCTGGATTTTTCCATCAGGATGAGTGGCATAAATTCCTACAAAGCCATGCTCACCGACCATCGCCTCGAAACATAACTCCTGACGGATACCATTAAGATAGACGGCAAACAAATAGGAATCAGGGTCACTTACATGATAATGTTGCCGTTCAATCATTGCCTTATTCTCCCTATTCCTTGAATATCTGACTATACTCCCTCTGGTTCTCAGCCACGGGTATGGGTCTGGTCCGGTCACGCCGCCACGCCTCAAGCTCCGCGGCAAAATCAGACGCCGGGACACCGACATATATCTGCCCGCCCACGGTTGCCAGAGGCCTACCCCCTTGATCGGTGCCCGCGGGGGTGCCGGATCGATCTATATATTCAATATCCCGTTTATGGATCCCCGCTGCGCGGTCCGCTTCTTTCTGGGCCTCGCGCTCCTGGATACGCTCCCGGCCCTCATCAAGTTCGTGCTTGAAGTCCTCCGGAAGATACTGTTCCATTTCCTTGGTGCTCTTGTACTCGATGCGCCCTGTGTCCTCGTTATACGTTTCCGCCTCGGGATGAAAACGTACCATGTGCATTTTTCCCCAAGGGTGTGGTGGCTCACAGAGTCGCCATGCCGCCTGCCTGTAGCCCACATTATTCTTTCCCTGCCAGACCGCGATGTCGGTATGCGGGTCCTTGATGCCTCGGCTTGATAGGCTGTCGTCGCTCTCATCTCCTACCAACTCCAAGGGGATCAGCCGGAGCACGCGCCCCTGGTGGGCAGCACACCATTTACAAGTGCCGCCGACGGAAAGCATGTAGACGGCCTTGGCCTGGTCCCTCATGCTCTGCATAGCTTGGTCTTCATACGCTGCCATCTTCCCCTGGCCATGAATCATGGCCAACTCGGTATTGGCCACCCTCCTCCAGTCCCGGAGAAGGGCCTGGGCGGTATAGTTTTTCAGATCTGGGTTTTCATCCTTCATCCAATATAGATTGCTTGCGAGTTCCTGAGATGAGAGCCCCAGCTTATCAGCCTTGACCACTTGCTGCCGGATGGCCTCGCGCACATCATCCTTGACCTTTTGAACGTATTGAGCTGCGCCGGCATATGCGCGGTGCATGGTCTTTTCGATCTCTTTATTGACGCGCTTATGGCTCGTGGCATCCTTGAACGTCCGCGGGAACGGGCCGAACTCCTGCTCGACCTGCTCATAGCTCTTTTTCCCATACTCATGGACCCGTTTCTGCTGATTCTCCGCCTCGGCACTGGCCAGGGCCAGCAACACTCCTTTTACCGCCATCTCCTCATTGATACCATTCAGGTATGGCCGCATGTACTGAGTAACCTGGTCCTCGAACTTATCCCATTGGCTCTGGGTCAGGGGCTTGCCCTTCTTATACAGGTTCATGCCCTTGACAACAAACGGCTTTGGGTGCAAGTTGCTTCCGATATACCCCCGGATTTTATCGACTAGGCTGGAGAGGATCCCCTTAGAGAGTTGCTCCGGGGGCTTTACGGAGAATGTCTCAGGATCCTTGACCCCCAGGTTACGGGTCACGCCATGGAATACGTTTAGGATGACCGTAGACATGTAATTGGACAGGTCCTCGGCCACATCCTCAAGGTATTTCAGGTCATCATCTTCGGGGATAAAAGGTTTATTGTTCACAGAGTACCAATCAATTCTTTTAAAAATTTGGTATGTTCAATTGCCTCTTTAATCCATTCCTGATTTCGTTTGGTTAGATCCCATGTTCTTTTGATAAAGAATATTGCTATACCTAAAATCATCCTGTTAACATAACGTGATATTTTATACATGTTCATGCAAATAACCTTTCTTGTTTAAATGCTTCCGCCATGCGTTTGACCGCAATTTGATATGAGTCGGGATCATCTTCAAACCCACACATCTTAAACCCTTCCAACCAGGCCGCTATCAGCGTGGTCCCGCTACCAGCACAGATGTCGAGCACTATCCCGCCCGGTGGGGTAACGAGTCGGCACAGGTACCGCATGAGTGCCAAGGGCTTGACCGTGGGATGGGTGTTACCATACCCTCGCTCTAATTTGGACGCCTTGGCACAATATTTAAACCTGTTTACGTAGACCTTCTCCCCACGAACCATACTGTGCAACATGGCGTTCGATATGATGTTTCCGACAAAGCCATCTATATTCAAAAGGTTTTGAATAATCATCATGGTGTTTATCAGTTTTTGGATTTCCGCATATTTCACAGGGTTGTGGCTTAATTTTTCCATGATCATGCGCGCGAGTCCGTGCAAGCACCTTGAGCCGGTACTGTGAATCATTGTGATAACTGATTCTTCGTTGCTCTTTAATGATATCCTTATTACGTTCATAAAAGGTATTATCATATCTCTTAACTGCTTGTCCTCTTGGCATTGCTCTATTGCTACAAGTTTTAGAACAAAATTTTCTACTCGCTCTTGCCGGGATAAAATATTTTCCACAGTATTCGCATTGTCGCATATATCTCCCTCTGAAAAACGACATTGTATAAAAAACCTGGCAGCAGATCCAGTGTCGCCGCGTTTCTCCACGGGGATCCGGCCACTATAATTCCCATAAACATTTTTCATCGGTAAAGACGGCTCTGTCCCCCGGATATCTCCTTGCTGACCATTGGAGTCTGGAAACATATCCAGGACCTCCTCGCTGCCGTCGTGGAGGATGTTGGCCGGAAACCTGCCGGTGGGTTGCGGTTTGACTTGAAAGTTGCTTTTCTTGGGGGTTTTATTCTGAAAACAATCTTCGTTGATATAATGGCGAATGTCATATTCTCCGGGCTCCGCCGGCACCCGGCATTTATCGACATTAATTGCCCCGGTTCCCCACTTGAGCACGTTGGCAGCCACAGTTTCTTCCGAGATGGGCTTCCGGGCCAATACGATCGGTTCCCAAGCGGGCTTGAGGGCGGTCCCCCACCCGTCCCACTGCTGGGCCTCGGGGGTGGTGGGAGCGGTGATAGGTTCGGTCCTCTGTATGCCTGTTTGTCCCTCATATTTATTTTTGGAAAAAGAACCGGCCCCGCTGCCAGCATTATGGCCCCACAATTTCTTTTCTCCAACAACAGGCCGTTCCGCGCCCGCCGCCTTATCGATCGCCTTGCTCACGTCCATCGATTTTGGAAATCCCTGGGAGTAAAGCCACCCGAGCTGATCCCTGATCTCAAATCCAGCGTCCTCAATGTTTACGACTCCCCGGTGATAGGTCCGGGTCCCGAAAAATGATAGCAGATGGCCGCCGGGTTTCAGCACCCGCAGGGCCTCTCGCCACACATCGATGCCAGGAACAGTACGGTCCCATTCTTTACCCATGAATCCAGGTCTTTTACCATTCCCAAATCCATAGGGCGGATCTGTGACAATAGCATCGATAGAATTATCAGGCAACATCTGACGCATCCCGGCGAGATGATCCATAAAAAATAGCTTATTGATAAAGTCATTGCTCAATGCAAAATCCTCTGCCTATACAAATTAACAGAATACTCATAAGCATTACGCATTTCACGCGCCATAAACCGGATAGCGTCCGGTAGAACGATATTCTTGCTTTTCGCTACCATATCGATCTCGGACCTGGGAAAGGCAGCAACCCGGATAAACATCTCAATCCGTTCGGCTACAAAATAATTATAAGGAATACTCATTCCCTGGTCCTTAACCAAGCTGTCAATTATTTCAAATATCTGCTGCCTATCTTCTGGCAGCGGGAACTCATCCAGCATGAAAACCATGGGGGTCATCGAACAATGGGCATTCTGCTGGTTTGCGTAGGGACACGATTTCATAGAACAGGTGCCTTATATACCTTGCGGTCCTCAAACTCTTGCTGCTTGCCGGGATTCCAGTTGTTTACAGGCGCAAAATACCCTACAACGCGGCTATAAGTGAGGACGGGAATTTTTAAGGTTTTCGGTTTCATCTCCGTCTCTGTTTCCAATTCATCCATAATATTGCCCCGTCTAAACTCTTAATGCGGGATCGGCGGGGATCGAACCCGCTCCTCCACCACTCATTCGCCTGTCATCGTAGCTGGCCTTGTCACAGCTCTTTGGACTTGATGGCAAGTAGAAAGCGGCGTTGTGCAGCCATTTACACCATCCTCCCGATTATTTCCTTTCTGAAAAATTACAAACAATCCCGAGCCGTTGTTCAAGGGCGAGTATCGCCTCTTTTTCAAGCCGTGACTTACATTCGTCAGAAATAAATCCCTTTATTTCGACATTACCCAACCCTTCGACTTCGAGCGTTGCAGTAGAATAATTATTCTCCCACGCAACATGAGCCATAAGTATTTTCATCCCTTCCCTCCTATGGTTGGAGTTCGGATTTCCAAGCATCATATTGATCAGCACATTTAATAAAATTTGCCATCAGTATTTACTCTCCTGCACTCTCGTCTTTTTATAAATATTGATCCACTCTTTATAAGTATCATACATGTCGAAAAAATATTTATACTGCGCCCGCATCCGCTCCAGCTCGGATTCTTCTTTGTGCAGCATGAATTTGATATGCTTAAACTTATCAGATCGAACGATCCCCACCGCAGCCAGTATGTCCTCGGTCATCTCACAGGCCAGCTTATTGGCTTCCCGGTTGTAGGCTTGCGCCAGGTGGATCGCCTCGGTTCCGGCCAGGAGCTTTAATTCTGTAAGAATCTTAATGTTGACGGCCAGCTTAAATAACTGGTCGTCAACATCAGTGGATCCCGCGATAACCTCCGTGGGATTTTTGACCATGATCAGTTTATTTTCCTGCTCCTGGATCTGTTCGATGATATTGTCAAGAGAGGGCAGCATTATTGCTCCGTTTGGCCGCTTTTAATCGAAACGACCTTGCCATCCTCGACGCCGAGATCATCTGGCTGGTCGCCGGTGGAATCGTTCGGCTCCTCCTCGCACGGCTCCCTATTCGGCTGCTCGTCGGCTTTCTCTACGGCCTCCTCCATTGGCTCCTGCGCTGTGGCCACTTCCCCCTGGGCCTTGACCCATTCTGCGATCATGGCATCATGAATATCAAACTGCCTAGTGAGCTTCTCCAACTCCTTGGCATCCATACGATTGACGGGGCCATAGAAAGCGAACTCGGTAAACCCCAGCAGGAGTCCAATCGACCTAAAGATTACCTCGGCCTGCGAATGGTTTTCGTCACGCCTTGGGAAATGATCCCAGATGTGAATAGGTGGCCGGTCCCCGATCGCCGGCCTCTGCATGTGCAGAAACAATTCTCCGCACCGATCAACCAGCCAGATGGTCCAGCCTTGGATCCCCAGCCAGTACCCATACAAAAAGTCATCTTTTCTCAGTTTCTCTAACATGTAAAATCTCCTTAGTTATGTTTTGTTTATACAAGGGCTTAGTTCTGAACAAACTTCGCTCAGAACAACTTTTATGCTGATTAATTCATCCCGTAAGCGGCACAAGGCAAAGACATGATCCGGCAGTGTCCCGGTTGATATTTCTTTACAATCCTCACTGCCATTTTTGAGGACTGGTCCTATAACAGCTCCCCGGAGTGTATCTGACAGGTTGTGCATCTCATCAACAACACCGTTCACATCAGATAGTACAGATATCATCCGTTTGATAATAGGACCACAATCTGGTCCTTGATTCATTTTGTTTAGCATATAAATCTCCTTTTTTTTTAATTATGATTCAGGGTGATCCCCGGATAATTCCATTGCAGCCTGCAGATACCGCGCGGCATCGGTTTGATCGGGGATCATGACAAATAGTTTGATAACTATTGTGCTTACATTGTTTGAAGTAATACGGGCCATGCCCAAACTCTGCCACATGCCGCCGGAGCGGTGTACATCCAGCAGAAACTTGACCAGGGGAACGAACCCGATCAGGGTGTCGGCATAGATAGTGCCATCAACTTGCTCATGGGCGTTGACAAGAGCGGATAAGACTTTTTTGGGATCGGGCATGTAACCCTCCTATAATTTCCGGTATCTCCCCCCGCGCCACTACCGTTAAAAGCGTGTGACGCGGGGGTGGCAGGCTGAACCGGATAACCTCGATATGCCTTGCGTTTAATCTCCTGGCTCTTGATATGCCTGAGATATTAGCGGGGGCCGGATTCGAACCGACGTGACAGAGGGTATGAACCTCTTGAGGGACCAGCTCCTCAACCCCGCGATCTTATATATCGTTCTCAACTCAACCGTTTCGGCCAAGTTGGAGTTACCAAAAATTGTAACGTATAAAAATGAACCATCATCTTTAACCACATGGGCGATTCACAATATGGCAAAGATCCAATGCTGTTTGAGAGATATTCCGTAAACATCATGATTTCCCGGACTGCAGCCGGAAGCTGCAAAAACGCATCAGCACACGAATCAATCCATTCATCAGGTATATACATCATATTATGCACCCTGACTTCCGTAAAACTTCAATATAGGCTGCCAGCCCGTCGAGACCGTCCCTGACCTCTATCCAATGCCCCCTATGGGCGAGTATATCATCCCTGAACTTTTCCTGATCCGCGCTCAACCGGTCGCCGTTTACCTTAACCTCAATCCATACGGTGATACTGTTTTTAGTAGCCACCAAGTCTGTGATCCCTGGATAGGAATGTTCTCCGCTCTTGCTTCGGCCTTCGACGTTTGGTACAACAAACCACTTGGACCATTCCAAGAACTCCGTCACCATGCGCTTGAGTGCCGTGTGAGTCATGATACTTTTAGGTCCATAGCCAATTTGGCCAGTATGGTTTTGGCCGTATCCAATTGGGTGAGGACCGGCAGCACGTCCACCAAGGTGTTCGGGCTCTTGGAGTGTTTGCGGATCACGGCTTTCATGGCCACGATCCGGTGTGACATTTCCTCAAGTTCTAGTTTAATTTCAGGTATGCTGGTCATAGGTCTTGCCCTGTCAGTAAGGTCCGCGCCCGTATGGACTCCTTTGCTTTTCCCAGGTCGCCCATAGCCTCCTCGATCGCTCCGTCCAGATCATTGCCAGAATCACTAGATTCACCAGTACCACCAGACCCAGGAGTTTGATCATCTGCCATTTCTTCATCTCCGTAACCTCCCATGTCGTTATCGACCTCCGGCGCACCCTCGCCCTGTTGTTGGTTCTGCTGCATCATCTGTTGGTATTGTACCCAGACACTATCAAGAATGACCTTGCCCTGCCCATCCGGGAGCGGCGGCAGATCGTCCTCGGCCCTGATCTCGTCAACGGTCATGTACGTCTTGACCCTTTCAGACTTGCTTTTCTGCTCAAATTCCTTGTCCTGCGGCTCAAGGCCTGTGTATTCAAACATGTATTTATCGGCCCAGCCGCCAAGAGTGAGAATTTTATTATTGATATTTGCCAGAAACCCCAAGAGATCAATGAGGCCGCGGTCTTTCGAGAATTGCTGTCGTCCGTTTGCGTTTTCGGTGAGTGCGCTGGTGGTGCTGAAAAACTTTAAGCCTGCTTCCATGAGATCGAACCCAAATATGGCCCCAATCAGGCTGGCCGTAAACTCCAGATATTTTTGGTACTCCATGTCCCTGTTAGACTTCATGAAGTCCAGAATCGATACTTTACCATTGAGCATCGGGATCCGGTAGGCTCCCTGGACCCCGGAGAAATTAGCCATCCACTGCTCTTGCAGATCGGATAGCGCATCCACGTCATAATCCCCGGTCTCGAAGGCCAAGCCGACTTTTGGTATAGTAGAACTACTGAACGCCTGTGCGTTATATGCCATAGCAAATAGAAAGGCAGTGAGCACGTTCATGGCCTGCTCAGTACAAGAATAGCCATAACCGGCATATCGAACGTCCACCCTTTTATTCATGAAATCGAAGATAAGATCCTGCTGCCGGAAGGCGGCGCACAGCCTTCCGTCTATCTCCTGGACAAATCGAACCTCATCCAGAGGCGGAATGTTTTCTAATTTAGCTGCAGCCAACTTATTGGAAAAGTCATCATTCATCATGACAGCTCTGGGATCAAAGTCGGACTTGCTACCGCGATATCCCCCAGGGACTACCCTTTTAATAGTGCTGCCGTCAACCGACCAAAAGTCAACGAGCCTGCCTTTTTGATCCCGGCGCAACTCAATAGCCACTTTGTCGATTGTGTATGCCTCCCTGGTGATTTTTTGCATATAATCAAGCAAGTTGTCCTCACGCTCTACAGCCTCCGGGAAGTCATTGCGCCCCGTGTTTAAAAACCACTCCTCAAGCCAAGCCATTTCCTTGCGTTCGTCTTTTGATGGGTTTTTTTCCTCATTTTTCATCTTGATGCGAAAACCAGGAACCTCTTGATCACGCGATGGTTTTGCAAAAGGACGCTCCTGCCGGATCCGATCATTGACAATCGTGGATATTACCGGATTGCGCTCCTCACACATGCGGAGTTTGTTGTCGGGGATATATTGAAATTGCTCTTTAATGCCCCTCGATGTGTATAATTCCATTTGGCTTTCAAGTAAGGCCCGGATCGGGACCAGTTGTTTTCCGCCTGCTGTGCCAGGGATTTTCTTATCACTCTTGGCCTTCATCATCCCTAGGTGGCCCACCAGTTGATCTATGCTGATGTCTAAAAACTTAGCTGTCTGTTCGAGAAACTCTTGATTCTCCATTTGCGTTACCTGCTTGTCAATGCGTGTTCTTGCCGTCGTTTCTGACGCACTTTGATTTCTGTTAAAAATTCAGACCTCACTAGCTTCTGCCCCTTATTACTCCAGGCACCCGCCGTTTGATTTTTTCTATCTCTTGTTGAAACTGCTCCCGGTCGCTCACCATGGCCTTGGCCGCCTTCTCTTTATAACCCTTTTGCATAATGACCCCCGGCGATCGCAGGATCGGGAATACCCGCAAGCTCATATACCGTACAACGTCAGGGCCGTGGTCATCCTCTTTCACGACCTCCCGGTCTTTTGCCATGCGGGTCGCGGGATCCGCCCACTTATATGCGTAAAATTCTGTAATAAGTGCCTTGCATGATCTGAATATCTTGATATTTGGCCTAGTCTTGTTTTCATCGAAATGTAAAAGGTCAGCAACATGATCAATTCCCTTTAAAACCTCTTTGTCGGCAGGGACCGTAACAATACCGTTTTCTAACAAGGTAGCCCGATCCTCGGCGTCGTGGTCGGCAACCGTCCAACTTATATGTTCATCCCCCGTCATCGCCTTTATGATCTCGGAGTGCCGGCGGACAGTTGTTTGCCCTAAGTAGTGCTCACGATAAAAATACAGGATGTCATTGCTCGCATCATACGCCGCCCAAAGGCAGCAGAACGGGTGCGGATGATATCCAAAGTCAATGCCCCTAAATCGTTTCCAATCAGCCGGGATCTCAAAATCATCGACAATATGGACTTCCTCATCCAGGTGATAGACCAAGCCCTCATACTCTCCATATTCCCCGAAATAAAACCGTTTCTTGAGTGCCGGTGACATGGCCCGGAGCGTCTCAATATACCCCTCTGCAAGGTTGGCTTCGTTATCCTCCGGCTGGAAATGTAGGTGTGCATAGCGATGAAAGTCTTCTTTGGGATTTCCAGTGATGGGATCCATTCCCATCCGGAACAGCACGTTGGTCCAGTTGTTCTTGACCGTGGGGTTGAGGTCGCATATAAACTTGAGCGAAATCGGATTGCCGTCCTCGTCTTTGGCCGTGTCATTAAGCCTGGACAGAAGGGGTTCAATGTGGTTATACTTGTTTTCATTGGCCTCAGTTATAAATATGGTCGCATACTCTGCAGCCAGCACAGAATCTATCCGACTCGGCTCCAGGCCCCCCAGAACTACCAAGGAACCGTTGTTATACTTTATAATGCCTTCATTCTCATTTATCCTGCAAAGCCCTAGTTTTTCGTCTTTCCGGGCTAGGGGCAGGATCGTTTGTAGCCATATCGTTTTCTTTGCGTTCGCAAAACTGTACCGGGCTATCAGGTGCTTGCTGCCAGCAAAGTGTCTGGCCCTATACAGAATGAAATAAACCGCCAGAAATGTCTTGCCAGACCGACTGCCACCAAAGAATAATATAAATTTCTTGGTGAAATCGGATAACAGCTTGACCCCATCAATCTGCTTTGGATTCCACTCAACCTTGGGGTCTTGTCTCGGCTTGTTGTTTGCCTTTCCAGCCATCTGTCAACGGTGCTTCAACATATATAATATCCCCGTTATGCACATCCCCGTCACTATACAGGCCCAGGATCTTGGCCAGTTGCTCAAGGGCCTTGTTCTTATCATGCATATCCATCTGCATGGTGATGGTTTCTGTCGTGTCGCCATCCTTGGATGTCCGGATCTCGCGTTTCATGCGTACCGACTTGACGGCGCGAGTATCTTTGCCCTTGGATGAATAAAAATATACCCCGTCCTGATCCCATTCCATGAAATTGGATAAATCAGAACGTCCGATGACTTCCAGCTCATTCCGAACGATGAACTTGAGCGTAGCAGCGTCTCCGTCCAGAATTTCATGACAAAGCTCGGTCAGAGCTGCCTGAACCTTAGTATTACTTAGCAGTTTACTTGCATTTACCTCAGCCGTGGCCTGTTTGCATCTCGGATTGATAGCCTGATATGCCCGCGCCCCATTACACCCTTGCTGGATATAATGGTGCAGAAATATCTTTTGTTTGGCTGTGATCTGGTCAATCGCCCTGGGTTTGTCTTTATTTTCGGTATCCATATTCTTTTTTCAGTCTTTTACAAAATCCATGATCTTTGGAATACTTAATACACCCTCTACCAGTTCAATGCTGGTAGGAGTCACGATAACGCTTACATGCGGATGGTATTTCTCGTTGATAAGTTTCAATAATGGCGTTGCCGCTTCTTTGAGTTGCTGCCATTCGGCATCCAATGATTGCTGATTCGACATAGGCACAATGTCGCTGATCCGAAGATCCTGGCCTTCTTGCTCTCCGAAAGACTTTATTCTCTCATCAGCGTTGGGACCAAGGCCAATTCCAACACTCAATAATTCAAGGTCGGTTATTTTAATAACACCACCGTCCTTGTAGGATCTGCGAATAAAGAAATTGACGGCGGGGGTTAAAGATTTTAACAACTTCTCTGCGATTCCTTGCTGCAGGCTAATATCCGCAATTATCTTGTCATTTTCTCTCCACAGTCTGGCCTGACCTACGGTGTTACTCAGATCAAAGCATAAAGTTACCGGCAGAGTAGCGGGAATAGTGCAACGATCGTCTAAGACAATAGCCTCCCCGTCACTGTTCGTGGTCCCATCGGCTATTAAGACGGTTCGTGTAATTTTAATCTCGTTCACGGCTTCCAGCCCTCCCCTTCCGGCGTCTCCAGGATGTCCTTGTCAAATTCCCCCGCGGCGAACTTTTCCAGGGCCTCGCGGTTTTCCAGGATGGCTTTGACCTTGGCGCGACTGATACTGAACCCGCCTTTCATGAAATTCCCCTTGATCCGGACCATGGGCTTCCCCTTGAACGGGTAGTAATAGGCAATCTCGGGCTTGATTTCCGCCTGGGCCTGCGGCTGCTCTATCTGTACTCTTGCCATAGTGATCCCCCTTTAATGTACGGACGCCGCGGCAGCGGAAGCTTGGGCCGCTGCGGGCGGAACAGGCGATTTAGCCTCGTCCTTCTTCGCGTTCTTGGCATCCTCCGCAGCCTGCTCCTCCATGAAAGGGTTATTGATCAGTACGAAATGGTTGGTATCGTCCAAAACAACCACGTCATCGCATTTTTCAGGCTCCATGATAGCCGTATGATTCCACAGCCTGACCAGCATAATGAATCCCGGCTGGGACTCAATCGTTCTCAGGTCGATGCCAGGCAGCAAAACAGACCACATGCTCAAATAATCGTGAAAATTTCTCGGTGCGTTCATTGGTTCCTCCAGTTACATTATCTTCTTGCGCGTATATTGTCTTTTGGGATTTTGGATAGCCCCCAGGGCCTCCGTCCTCTTTTCATTGGTAATCCGTGATATCTTGGGCATCGACGCCCAGGGAATCTTATTTGCTTGGGCAAACATCCTACGGTTGGCCCGGTTAGGCATTACCGGCTCTCCAGATTTCGTCGTCGATGGTAGGCCGTGGGGTGTGCTTTGCACTGCTGGTTTTTTAGTATGGAACATTGCTTAACCCTTCCCATACGTTTTGGAGTGTTCGAGGTAAAAATCTATTGCCTGGCTTGGCATTAATGTAAGTTTTCTGGATTCTTGGAATCGGAGATCAAATATAGGGATATAACCTTGCGCGGAGAACTCTATGAGTTGCTTTCCGGTCATGGGCGTGATGTTTGGGTTTTCCTCCGGGGGCAGCTTGGCGAGTAACATTTCCTGGAGCTTTGACGGCCACATGGAAATACGCCGATATTTGGCCACTTGTTCGGGCGTCAATTGACGCTTGGCGTCAGCGAACATCACATAATACGTCTGGGCGAGATCTATCTGACGGTCAAAAAAGGTGACAGAACCCATGTTTTAGACCCGGAAGTCTTGAAAATGAATTATTTATTATATCCATATTTAATAATAATATAGACTATACCAATAATCATGTCAAAGCATTTCCGGGTCTGTTGGCGTGATAAGAATAAAAATTTAATATTCTTAAATATCTTCTTTTGCCCTATCCACCAGCATTTTTAAATTATCATCAAAATCCAGGGTTCGCTCTTTTGTCGCCGCAAGATATTTGACAAGTAGATTTGCGATATTTTCTTCGATGCTGAAAAATTCATCTTCGCTAAATTGCATAATCTCCTCCGTTATATTGTTAATCCCAATTCTCTTTTAAAACTTTCTGCATGTGTCATGGAATCAATTGGTAGTGTTAGAAATATAATAAAGGCGGTCAAGTCGTGATTTTAAAGGCATCGTGGCCCACCAGATTTTTACGGGCTTCAGAACCGCTTGACGGCTCCCTATCCCTACCGGCACCACCCGGTTTTAATCTGGCCGTATCTCCCCTGACTTGTGGGGCTGTATGGTTCATACAACTTTCTCTTTCACCGCCATAATTTCAATCCTCCTATCCTTTATCCGTTCCCGGTGAGGCGGGGAGTTTATTCAATTCTTCCATAGATATTTCAAATCCACATTTTGAGCAACAAAAAACATAATAGGGTAATGGAAATCCATCAATAAATTCCTCTGTCTCAATGAGTTTGGTTTTGCATTTGGGGCATTGAATTGTTTTTTCTAATTGTAAAATAAATTTTAAAATAAAATCAAATGCCGAATTATATATTTCCGCATCATGCCTGAATTGTTCACTGGATTTTTCGCTTGTTTTGATTTTATGTTTTTCTATTAACTCCCGCACGTCCTGCAAGCCGAGTGAGGATTCCCCGGAAAGCCCATCAATGAATTCAATTATTTCATCCGTCAACGCACAGTTAATGCTGTGTTTTTCCTGTATGTACTTTTTGATTTTATAAATATTATTCATCTCATCCCTCCTGGTTATTTTATCCATTTTCTTGGCCCACTTTTCAGATGATCTTATTATTGCATCTTCAACTGCTCCCATGTCTCATCCCTCCTGTTTATCTGCATCTGGTAAGGGACACCATGAAGGAAGTTTTATGCCCAGAACACGTTTAACGCCAATACTATCCTCATGACATTCAAAAAATATTCCTGATCCTTTATATGGTATATGAACACAATGTTTGCATTCAGCGCAATTTTCTATTGTTAATAATTTTGACATGCTATCCTCCTACTCCCTGGTGTTTGTTGTCGTGTAATATCCATTATTGCTGTATATGGTATAACTCCCACATGTCCCGCAATAAAATCCCCCCGTTGTCATCGTTCCGTACTGGCAGCGTTTACAATTTGCGCAATAGTGATAATAATTCATCTCATCATCCTATCCTTTATCCGTTTCCGGTTAAATATTTTTTTTCACCATCAGGATATTTGTTAACTGCTTTTAAATAATTTTTTACTTGCTTTGCAGTATTTCCGCATACAGCTATACATGCAGAAGAACATATATATGCATCTTCCTCCCATGAATTATATGCATGTCCAAACGGAAGCATTA